CGCGAGGAGTGTGGCGGAGAACGCAGCGTGGAGCGCGGCGGAGAGCGCGAGGAGTGTGGCGGAGAACGCAGCGAGGAGTGTGGCGGAGAACGTAGCGTGGAGCGCGGCGGAGAGCGCGATGTGGAGCGCGAGGAGCGCGAGGAGCGCGAGGAGCGCGAGGAGCGCGAGGAGCGCGAGGAGCGTGGCGGAGAGCGCGATGTGGAGCGCGAGGAGCGTGGCGGAGAGCGCGGCATGGATGTCGGCGAAGGGCGCGGCGTATGTATTAATGTCCGAAAAATTGATCGAACTCGTCAAGGCGGCCTAAACATGACCGAATACGAACAAGCAAAAGCATGGCGAGTCGCCAAGGGGCTGTCCCTCGATGACCTCGCTGATCTCACGGGATATTCCCGCACCTCGATCCTTTGGTTCGAGCGCGGCGCGCTTCCTTCCGGCAAGGAAATCAACAAATTCGCTTGGCACCGCTACAAGCGAATTTGCCAAGCTATTGACGCCGATCTGAATCCTGTACTGTTTGGATGGGGAGGATCGATATGACCTTTTTTACTCTGGGGCTGGTTTCCGCCGCTTTGTTCCTGCTCGTAGCCGTGGCGTGGCTGGTTGTTCTGGAACGCGAGCGCCGCCGGCACTGCGGCGTCCGAGACGAGATCGGGCGTTTGCGGCGCAAAGCCGAGCGGTTGAAGGCGTTCAAATCATGACGACGTGGCTGTCGACGCATCTCATTTTGGCGATCCTGCCGTTTATTTTGCTGGGGTTGTGGAGTACGATCGAATGAGCGTATGCCCTTCGTGCGGCCAGACGCTACCCCGCGACTTTCTCTTCGTCGGAACGTCCGAGTGGTTTCGCGTCGAAGGCAAGCAGCGCCTCGTGCTCCAGCGCGTGCTAAAAGCCGGCGTGCACGGAGTTCATGCCGAAGTGCTGTTCGAGCATATTTACGGAAATGACGTCGATGGCGGCCCCGATTTCAAGTGCTTAGCGGTTGTGATTCGGCATTTGAATAAGAAACTCGCCCCTTTGGAAAAACGGGTGTGGGCCGGACGCAACAAGCGTTTTTACCGATTGGAGGATGTAGGCGCCGCACAGGAAATATATGAGAAGCGTAAAAAGAGGGTGACAAAGACCAATGACAAAAAATAAAATCGATCCTTTACGCGACCCGTGCTGGATTTGTGAGCGCAGCAAATACGACAGCTTGCGAGCGCAAGCGCCATGCGTGCCGGGGAAATGCCCGCATGATGGGAACCCTAAATTCGGAGGATATACTGTAAAAGAATCCATAGCAACGCGAGGTTGGCTCAACGCAAACGGGGCGATCCTGGCCTTTGTCGCCGCGCTGGTTCTGGTTCTGGGCGTCATGTTGGGGGCTATTCAGGAAGAACCTGAGATCAGTTTGTACCTCCCCACGGCTGTTGAAGAAAATGCGCAAACGTTCGACGGATTCTGTTGTTCGCTCAGCGCTTCGCAAAGTGAACCATCCAATTACAGCCAAAGCATAGGTAAAAAAACCAATAGCGAGATCAGTAAGCTTCATTTCACCACAAAACAAAGTCGTTGGCCAATATATTATTTTGGTATTTTTGGATGCGTCGTTTGGATTGTTGGTATTTATGTCTTTGGATTCAATGGTAGTGCTGGGCTTATGATTGTATTGTTCGGGACGTGCATTCTTATTTTCTACGCCAGCGCCTTGCTCGGGAGGCATGTTCCGTGAGGGCAATTTGTATTGATTACGAAACGCATTTCAGCGATGAATACAGTCTGTCGCGCATGTCGACAGAAAATTATGTGCGAGATCCGCGCTTCAAAGCGCACGGTGCTGCTATCCGTTGGAGTGCGACAACTGAGCCAGTTTGGTATGATGAATCTCGCCTTCGTTATGTCCTCTCGCAAGAGGATTGGAGCGACACCTTAATCTTCGCGTGGCACTGTAATTTTGATGGTTTGATCCTCACGCATCATTACGGTGTAAAGCCCAAGATGTGGGGCTGCCCGATGAGTATGGCGCGCCTTCTACATCCCATTCACCAATCCGTGGCACTCGATGCGATCCGCAAACTATATGGAATGCCGGCAAAAATTACGCCATATTCAATCTTTAAGGGTAAGCAATGGGATGAGCTTACCAAACGCGAACAGGAGATGATCGGCGAGGGGGCGTGCGACGAGGTAAATAGTATTTGGACACTGTTTAAGAAGTTTGTGTCACAAGTGCCGATAGAAGAGCTAGACGTAATTGACTCTTTGGTGTCGATGTTCGTCGATCCCGTCCTCCAAGCCGACGTCCCGCTCCTCAAGGAACTATGGAAATCGGAAGAAATAGCGAAGCGCGAGCGATACGCGGCGCTCGATATCTCCGAAGACGATGTCCAATCGACCGCTAAATTCCAAGCGCTTCTCGAAGCCGAGGGCGTCGAGATCGAGTACAAGGACAGTCCTCCTCGCAAAGACGGGACGCGGGGGCTGATCCCCGCCTTCGCCAAGACCGACGATTTCATGCAAAATCTATTGGAGGACGAAGATGACCGGATCAGAGGGCTCGCCGAGGCAAGGATCGGCGCCAAGTCGACGCTTCTCCAGACGCGCGCCGCGACCCTCGGTGGAATGGCGAAAAGAGGATCTTTGCCGGTTTATTTGCGCTACTGCGGCGCTGCTACCCTCCGGCCTACGGGAGGCGATGGTGCAAACTGGCTCAACTTCAAGCGTGGTTCCGCTATCCGACGTTCGATTTTGGCGCCGGAAGGATATCTGCTAGGGCCGGTCGATGCTTCGCAGATTGAGTTTAGGGTATGTATGTATCTCGCCGGGCAAGACGACGTGCTCGACTTGATGCGCTCAGGCGGCGATCCCTACGTGACTTTGGCCAGCGAGATTTACCGGGAGAAGGTATATAAACCGGCGAAGGATGATCCGCGCCGACTGGAGATGGAACAGAAGAGGGGGGCAGGTAAGCAAGGGCGACTCATGGTGATCTATGGTTGCGCTGCCGAGAAGTACCAGAAAACCGCCAAAGCGGGTCTGTATGGTCCTCCTGTCGAAATGGATTACGGCGAAGCCGCGCGGCATGTCATAGTTGCTCGCGACATGATGCCTGCTGTGACCGCCCCTAATACCGGCTACTGGGCGCAATGCAACCGCATAATATCGCGTTTAGCCGGCGGACCTCCGATGGAGTGGGGACCGTTCCTGGTAAAGGATCACCGCTTGATTCTGCCGAGCGGTCAGGCGATGATCTACGACACGCTGGAGTTCCATCGGCCGGACGTCGACGAGGACTGCCGCGACTTCGAGCGCAACGGTTACTGGCGGATGAGGGTCAAGCGCGGCTGGAAGAAGATGTGGGGGTCGAAATTGACCCAGAACATTTGCGAAATGGTCAGTCGCGTCATCGTCAGTCAAGCCATGATCCGCATCAAGCGGCAGTACGGAATCAGGAGCCTGAACTGGCCCTATGACGAATTACTCCTCTTGCTCCCCGACAATTCGAAAGCCGAGGAAACGCTTGAACTGTGCCGGTTGGAGTTGTGTCGGACCCCGGAATGGCTTCCCGAGATTCCCTTAGACGCGGAAGCGAGCCTTGGGAAACGCTACAGTAAGTGAGGATACAATATGGACACTTATGAATCCCTGCTTGGCCACGTCCGACACCACAACATCAGGCGGATGCTGCTGCGCGGTTGCGAATCTTCGTCTGGATTATTGATGATGAAGCGCAGTTTAATAGATGGCTGTATGGAAGAAGATGCGAGAACAATAGGAACGGCCATCAAGGACATGACGGACGAAGAATTCAACCGTCGAATCGCGCGGTTCCTAGATATCAGGGGGACGATTGTACTCATGCCGAGCGATCATCTCGACCGTCGCTTCGCCGGTATGCTTGCCCGCGGAATCCCGCACACTTGACCTCGCTCGACGGTACGACCCAGTCCGCGCAATTACACTCCCGTCACTGAAATTCATGAGGGAACAGCCGAAATGAGCACTGAAAAAGACGACAGAGACGCTAAATTAGCGAAAATTGCGAAATCGCTTCCTTCCATGACGACTTCCGAACAGTGTGAATTTGCGTGCTATTTGCTGGTAGTTGCGGTCAGTATGGAGCGAGATACGGTTACCGAAGCGATGGACCTTTTACGTTTTGGGTATCCCAGGATCGAAAAGTTGCTACGAACGACTTTTGGTCAAGTCCAAGATGCTAAATTGCGAGTACGTAAAGCGTTGAAAGACACAGGAATCGATGAACGGCGATGAATTCCGACCCCGGCCCCATCCCGACCTTTCTCGATCGCACTCCGCTGATCCATTCGTTCAGCGCTCTGAGCTGCTACGAGAACGTATGCCCGCACCAGTATTATCACACCTATATCGCTAAGACCGTTCCCTACGTCGAGACGCCCAAGCGCAAACGCGGCAACGACGTGCATGCGGCGCTCGACAAGCGCGTATCGCAAGGCGCTCCGCTCCCCCCCGACATGCTCCAGTGGGAGCCGTTCGCCGCTCCGTTCGATGGGAAGGGGGCGAAGACCGAGTTGAAGCTGGCGATCACCGCCCAAGGCGTCGCGACCGACTATTGGGGAAAGACCGGGACGTGGTTGCGCGGGCGAGTCGACGTGGCGCTCGTCAACGGCGAGAACGCTTATATTCTCGATTGGAAAACCGGGGGCAGTAAGTACGAATCTCGTTTCGAGCTGGACGTCGGGGCGTTACTCCTGCACGCCGCGAATCCCCAACTGACTAAGATAAAAGGCGCTTATGCCTGGCTAAAGGAAAACCGGCTTGGAACGACGTACGATCTCTCGGATACGCGTCACGCGTGGACCAAGGTAACGGGGATCGTGACGCATATCGAGCGCGACCGGAAAAGGGGCGAGTTCGACAAGCGGCCGGGGGCCTTATGCGGCTGGTGTTTCGTGGAATCGTGTGAGCACAGGAGGTCGCGATGATCGCTTGGTTTTTGCGTAAATGGCGCCACTGGCGAGACCCTCACGGGGAGCGACAGATTCTAGCCAAATACTCGACTCCCGGTCTCAAGCGTTCCGAACTATCGCGCTACGGCAAGATGTGGCACTTGCGCGAATGTTATAGGATGACTCCCGAAGAACGCGAGAAGTTGCTTTCGGAGATGTATCCCGATGCGCGTCGTTGAAAAATTTGTTAACTGGTTCAGGCGATTCTTTGCATCAAATGAAGCGACGCGGCAGGAATTCGTGTCCGAAGATGCCAAGCGCCCTGATTTATTGCGTTATGAAGCGCGGGCGCGCGGGTATGAGGGCAACGCTTGCGTGACATGCGGTAACTTCACGATGGTTCGCAACGGCACTTGCCTCCGTTGCGATTCGTGCGGCAGCACGACGGGATGCTCCTGATATGCACACCCCTGAATGGTTTGAAAAACGGGACATAAAGAAGTACCTCGATGAGCGCAAGTGCTGGTACTTCTCGCCCCAGATGGCCGGCTACGGTAAGGCCGGCGTGCCCGACATCATCGCGTGCATCGACGGAAAGATGGTTGCGATCGAGGTCAAGCGGGCCGGTAAGCCCTTGACGCCCATACAGGCGCGGATGCTGGAAGAGATCGCAGCGGCCGGTGGGGTGTGTTTCTGGGGAATCGCAGAGACGGTGATCGCGTGTTTGAAGGATTTGTGAAATGAGCGAGAACACAGAGGCGATGCTCATGCTGCTGGGGCTGGTCGTCTTCTTCCTGGTTCTGCCCGCCAGGTGGGACCCCGCGGTCCGTCTCAAGGAGTGGAACGAGACCAGGGGGAGGCGACGATGACCTGGTGGCACGACCTGGCCGCGAGTCGGCCTCCCGACTTCGTGGTTGGGGCCGACAAGGAGAATCCCTACCTCCGCCGCTGGTGGGTCGTCCCGCGCAACAACCTCGCGAACGCCTACCTGCACCAGTTCCTGCGCTCGGACGATGACCACGCGCTCCACGATCACATGTACGTGAACCTCTCCTACCTGCTGGAGGGCACCTACGTGGAGCACACGATCGCCCAGGGCGGGGTACACCACTCGCGGCGGTACCGGGCCGGAGATCTCCGCCTGCGCTGGCCGACGACGGCGCACCGCATCGAGGTCGCCGAGCCGTGCTGGAGCCTCTTCCTGACCGGCCCGCGGGTCCGGCAGTGGGGCTTCCACTGCCCAGGGGGCTGGCGCCACTGGCGCGAGTTCACGAGCGAGCGCGACGCGACCGGGAAGGGGTGCGAGTGATGATTATCTCCCGCGACGCCATCTACGCCTCCCCCAGTTAATGAACTTCTACCACGACCATAAGCGCAATTTGCTCGTTTACGAGACGCCGTCGCCTTTGCACGTGGCGCAGCTCACGCAGAGCATTCCGGCCGCGCGTCAGGTCAATGGCGCTCACGTAGCTGTTCCGATTACGCTCCAAAACTCCCAGATTCTCCGTTATCTCCAATACCCCGTGGCTCCAATCGTCACCGACGCCAATTACGATTTTCCGATCGAACCCGGGCGCGTTCCTAAAGAGCACCAGAAGGCGATGTGCAATTTCTCGATTTTGCACCCCCGTAGCTTCAATCTCAGCGATCCCGGCACGATGAAAACGCTTCCGGCGCTCTGGGCTGCGGATTGGCTCATGAGGCAAAATCCCGGCTGGCGAGCGCTTATTATCGCGCCCCTCAACGTCATAGAGAACGTGTGGCCGCAGGCCGTTTTCAGCAACTTTTTGGAGCGGCGTTCTTTTGAAGTCCTGCATGGCGGCGCTGAAAAGCGGCGAGCGCTGTTGGCGAAAAAGCCTGATTTTTCGCTTATCAACGTAGACGGCATGTCGATCGGCGCTCACGTGCGGCGCAGCACTCGCCAGCGGCTCGAATTGGACGGGCTTTCGCGCGATCTCGCCGAGGATAAGGCGATCAAGATAATCATTGTGGACGAAGCGGATGCCTACTGCGATGCCCAGACCAAACGCCACTTGGCAACGCGCCTTGCGATCGGCGACAGGCCCTATTTATGGCTGTTGACCGGAACGCCCACAGGGCAAACTCCGACAGATGCCTACGGCTTGGGAAAACTGGTCAACAACGCGCATGGTAAGAGCTTCAGGGATTTTCGCGCGGCGACCATGATTCAGGTGTCCAATTTCAAATGGATTCCGCGCAAGGACGGCAACGAAACAGCTTTTAGGCTTCTGACGCCCGCAATTCGCTACGATATAAAAGACGTTTGGAAAAACGCGCCGCCCTGCGTGACGAAACAGCTTGCAGTCCCATTGACCGCCGATCAGATACGGCATTTGGGCGAACTCAAGCGTTCCTTGCAGATCACGATGCGCAGCGGCAAGACGATCACTGCTCAAAACGAAGCCGGCGCCCGTTTGAAATTGCTCCAGATCAGTCTGGGCATGATCTATGATTCTGTTCATAAAGCGCATGCGATCGATGCTGTGCCGCGGTACAAAGAAGTTGAAAAAATAATTAACTCGACTCAGAGAAAAGTGTTGATTTTCTCTCCATTAACCAGTATCGTTGATTTTCTCTTTACAACGCTGAGTAAAAAATGGAAATGCGGCGTCATCAACGGCGAGGTGTCTCTAAAGGACAGGAAAGCGGCCATAGACGCTTTTGTAACGAAGCCGGAATACAAGATCATGATCTTGGATCCTCAGTCTGTGAGTCACGGCATCAACGATTTCGTGGTCGCTGACACTGTGATCTGGATAGCTCCAATCGACAAGACGCGACTTTATATCCAGGGAAACAAGCGTGTGCATCGACCAGGACAAGAGCATCCTGTAACCATCTGGCAGGTCGTATCCAACAAGACCGAGATTGGCATGTTCGAGCGCTTGGAGAGCAATACGTCGATGCAAGGGCTTCTTCTGGACATGGTGCGGAGGGGAGAGATATGAAAATTTTCTGTACGCGCTGGTGTTTGACGGCGGGGATCGAAGAGATGGAAGCCGAAAGCGTACCGCAAAACGGGATGGTCACTGTTAAACGCCCAAATGGAGGGTCGTTGTACATACACGGCGAAGGGCGGGATTGGCACCGAACGCGCGAGCAGGCGGTCGCACGGGCAAACGTCGTTCGCGTGAAAAAAATTGCGGCTGTGAAAAAGCAGCTTGCCAAGTTAGCGGTGCCATTCAAATGAGCGCCGAAGCCCTGATCCAAGAACACTTCGCGCTCCAAGACAAGATCAAGGCTGCCAACAAGCAGCTCGCCGACTTCATCGCGCCGTGGAAAAAGCGCTTGGAGGAGATCGATGGAGAACTCTTGCAAGCGCTCAACGCGCTCGGGACCGGCGACAAGGCGTCGATCTCGACGGACGTGGGTACGGCGTATCTGAGTCATCTCTTGAATATCGGGATTGATCCCGAGGCGAGTCCTTACGTGAACGAAGCCGGGCAAGAGCAGATGGGACGCATGGCGCTCCTGGACTTCGCATTAGAGGCGTGGGATGAAATTGGATCCGAGTTGCTTTTGATACAGCCTCAAAAGGACGCCGTAAAGCGGTGGATGGACGAGCATGAGGGTGTACCTCCGCCGGGTGTGAAGACTTCATGGTTTACACGGGTCAATGTGAGGCGATCATGATCGACCGTCAAAACGGAAACCTCGTATTCGAATGCGACCAGTGCGACGAGGTGCTGGAGTCCGGGACATCGGATTTCAATTCGGCCTGGAATCAGGCCAAGCGCGACGGATGGCGCGTAAGAAAGATCGACGAGGAGTGGTGCCACTCCTGTCCTAATTGTCACTAACCAGGAGAACAAACAATGACTATTGGTGAAGATCGCGTCAGGATGAAATTCAACCCGAATGCGAATACCCTCGTCGACAAGATCGAGCAGAAGTCGGCCGAGCTGATCGACATCTGCGAGACTTTGAAAGCGAAGGATACACGCCTCGCGTCGCTCGCACAGACCCATTACGAAGCTGCCGCCATGTGGGCGGTCAAGGCCGTAACGGAATATCGAGCTGATCGAGCTGATCGACATCTGCCAGACTTTGAAGGATGCACGCTTGATTAAATAACCCCGAGAAACAAAAATACTACCGAAGTCAATCGTATCGCGCTCACAAAAAGGTGCCAAAATGACCACACCGATGCTGCCTGCCTACCTCCAAAATTCGAACCTTCCCGACTTCACCGATCGCCTCGGGCAGAATCTCGGGTCCGGCTCGCCTCCCTACGTCTCGATTATGGGCAATCGATTCACGCTCTTCGATTCGTCCGGGGATAGTGAGCCGGTCACGACCGTCGACCCTAAGACCGGAGTGCCCTATCTCGACTGCGTGATCATCGATTTCAACGAGCATCTGTCCAAGATTCACTATGGGCAGGCGTTCGATCCCAACGCCACGTCGTACTCTCCCCCGAAGTGTTGGTCTGACAACGGCATTGGTCCGAGCATCAACTGCAGCGAACCGCAAGCCAGGTCATGCACGCCGGATCCTGAAGGATTGCATGGCTGCAAGCTCGCCGTGTGGGGCTCGGTGGTGTCCAAGGTCTCGGGCAAGGGTATTCCCGCCTGCGGCGCATATCAGAAGTTGGCGCTTTTGATCCCCGGCGACGAGGTCGAGTTTCTGCTTCGCGTGCCGCCAAATTCACTCGATAATCTTCGCACGTATAATGCGAAGTTCAAGGGGCAACCGATCTCGATGCGCGACGTCGTCACGCGACTTTCGTTCGAACAGGGCGGAATTGGCACCCTGACTTTCGCCGGCCTCAATTACATCGACGAGGCGACTACAAAGCAGCGCAACGAGGCGCTCATGGCGAAGAAAACCGATGCGCTGGTCGGGCGCGGCGACAAACCGAGACAGGCTGTCCTGGCAGCGCCGGCCGAAGCCCCTTTATCGTTAGGAGCACCCCCTGCTCATATTGCGTCATCACCCGTGTCTGCACCTGCGGCGCCTCCACAAGGAATTGAAACTTCTCCTGCGGCGACTCCAACTCGTCGTCGGCGTAAGTCGGCCGAAGCAGCTGTGCCGGAAACAGCGCCTCCTGCGAATCAAGGCAGCAACGGTATCGTGCAAGGCACTGCGCCGAACGCGGATCTCGAAGCTTCCCTGAAGTCTCTTTTTGGCTGACGGTATCCCGGCGATTGAATCGAGATTGCTCTTGCTGGCACTTTATATGGGCGCCAGTGACGGCAATCCTGCCATATAAGGAGAATAACTATGACTGTCCTAGTCTTGATCGCTTATACGTACTACCAGACTGTTGCATCCGCAGCCAGTCTCCAGATTACTACGATCAACTTTTCAAGTTTGGATACCTGCAACGCAGCTCTGGCCGCAATCAAGGCCGCTCCGGTGAAAGGCAGTCCTCTTGTGATCGGTACATGCAATCCCGTATGAGTTGGCGAGGCAGGTAGTGATGGAGTTCAGGCCACTAACTCGCGACCGTGAAATACGCCTCGTGCAGCTCATACATCGGCCAGAACCACCTCTGCAGCAGGTTGCACCATCTCTCGGTGTTGCGCCTGATGACGGCAGGCCCCCCGGCAATTCCCGTCGGGATCAACCACTCGACGCTGTAATGGCCCGTCGTTCCGACGTCGCCGTGTATGATGGAATCGATCGAGGAATATCCGAACTCGTGCCCCGAGGAGTCGATGATCTTGCGGTGGACGTATCCGGAGCATCCCCCGCCAAACGTCCCGGCACGCAGCACATGAACGGTCCACCGGACCTCCACGCGCTGTCCGGGGGCGGCGACGTCCGGCACCACGCTCATCACGGTCCTGACGGCGGGGCGGCGGTCCAGCAGCATCGCCGCCGGCAGGGCAAATATGCCTACCCCGACAGCCACGAGCATCATCAGCGCCCGGTCCCTGACCCACACCCACGGCAGAACCATGACGAGCAGCAGCACTACGAGGCCGCTGAGCCACTCCGCGAGGATGTATTTGGACTCGGTCACTGGGATCGTATCCACTCTATTAATTTGAGTAACGCCTGCCACAGCGCAACGATGGCCGGACCGCCCAGGAATACGGCTCCGATGCTCTTCCAGAACCACTGCCAACGCCTGCGTGCTTCCAACATCTCCTTGATCTGGGGGAGTATCTCCCTAATCTGCGCTATCTCGTAGGAGTTGAAATTTTCAGAAACGGTGCGCTGCTTCTGGCCGAGCTGCTCGACGACTCTCCTCAGGACTCTCAGCTCTTCGCTCGGAGTATGGCCTCCAAGGGTGTCGTCTTCATCAGCCTGTTCCACTTCGCACTGCTCTCTTACCCCATCTTGTTGCCGGAGAGTGTGGGCTGGTTAACACACGGTAAAAAATAATTAGTGCCGCTAGCGATCGGTATCATCAGACGGCTTAGGTACGGCAACCAGAACCAAATCCTTCATGTTGGCAGATTGGTCCATCTCGTCTGCGACGCGCTTCATCACCATCGGCAGCATGTGTGCGGCGTCGCGTTCGCTGTCGTCGATCTGGCCCCCAACGTCAGCCTCCCGTTCCTGCAGCAAAATGGTCAGTCTGGCTCGATCCTCCGCGGTAAGCACCATCGGCGGCCCGAGCTTCTTCAGGAGTTCATCCAGTTCCTTCGTGTGGAAATGCGTGAGCTGCTTGACCAGCATCGCCTGAAACGCGGCATTCATCTGCTGCACAGGTATCTGCAGAATTGCCATCTGTCGCTTGAGGTCGGCAATTTCATCGTTTCGTTTTTCGCCCTGCCGTTTGTTGTGCCAATACACGGCCGCTACGAAGGACAGAAGCGCCGTCAAAACCACAACTCCAACCGAGTTGAATATGACTTGTGTCTGCTCGCTCATGGAAAGCACCACCACATCGGGACGGCCCAGGGCTGATGCGGATTATAGATCACCACGCCGTACCTACTGAAATAAACCTCAGTTGGAATGGCAGGACTCACCACGCCCACCCCATGATCACACACGTCGCGTGGGCGGCATACCCCCCGGCCATGCCGAGAGTCAGGGCGCAGATGGCGCGGATCATCAAAACCGCCCGAGCAGTACCATCACGAGCACCACCACGAGCACAACGATAAACAGAACGATACCCATGTCACCCCCTACCGGATTGCAAACCCGTAAACGCCCCAACCGAGAAGGAAGATCAAAACCACTAGAACCCAATTGCCCCATCCCCACCAAGGCGCCTGATTGTAGGTTCCCCATCCTCCGAAGATCACCGAGATGATGAAAATCATCCAGAAAACCAAACCTTTGTCCATTTTAATTCTCCTTTGGTCAAAGAAGGCTCCGGGCCGACTGGTTTACCGGAGCCTCCCATCCCGGACGGAGCACGGCGTGGGGGGCACTGGGGATGTTGTGCTCTTTCGTCCAGGATGTTCCTCAGTCACTTAGCACAAAAAAGTTCCGCTGCGAACCTGGACCTTCACGGTTCACCAGGCGCACCGGCCCCGGCCGCGAACGGCGGCGGTTGGGTGCCGTAGACTGCGATGATGCCGTAGTTGGCGGTAGGCGGGACCAGCGCTGCGGCAGATGCCTCGGCGACCGCGAGACTTGGTTGCGGACTGGCTACGCCGTACGCAACCAGCAGATAGTAAGATGGTTGAGTGGCCATTGATAGTCTCCTTCGGATTTACGGGTTGACGACGGCCGTGAGGTTGGAAACGGCCGGGACAACCAGCGTGACGGGCGCGATCGTGACCGTCGCCGTGTTCGACATCGGTGAACAGTTCGCGGGGGTCATGTTGTCGCAAACCGTCACATTGAACGTGTGAGTCCCCGGCGGCAGGACAGTCGTGGTGAATGTATTGATGGCGCCGGACTGCGCAGCCTGGGCGCCGTCAATGAAGATGCTCACTTGCCCGACCGTGAGCGGCTGGCCGCTCTGGTAGGTCGGCGGATTTGTCCAGCTCAGCGTGACGCTGTCTGACGGCGGCGTCTGTGCGAAGGAGGGACCGGCGAAGAGAAGGGCGGCGGCGAGGATCATGGACTTTTTCATCGTGGGGGTGCTCCTGGATTGATTTTAGCGCTTAGGTTTGTGACCCGCGGAACATGATGTTGCACGGGCGGTGGACGGCACTGCTGGAGCCAAGGAAAGATCCAGCAATACCAGGGCTCGGCGTCTGCCGGAGCGACGATCGAAAGAAACACCACGACGACCGTCAGCAACGGTAAAATCCTGGTCATGATCTCAGCTGGCTGTGGGAGATCAGCGTCCCCTCGATCGTGTAGACGCGTTCATGCCGATCGTGCGGGACGGGCTCGATCGAGACGAGGTCGCCTTGAACGCGGATCAGCGACGGGCTCGGCACCGGCGGGACCGGCGTCGGCGGTGGAACGGGCACGGGAGGAACGGGCGTCGGAGGCGTCGGGACCGGTGTGGGCGGCACGGGCGTCGGCGGCGGCGTCAGGTTCCCACCCATCGCGTTCCAGTCGGCGATCATCTGCGCGAGGTCGAGGCCGTCCGGCGCGAGCCCGGTCGTCGCGTTCAAAGTGTCCTCATTGAACACGACGTAGAGTTCGCCACCGGCGGATTCCACGCAATACTGCGCCAGGGCGGCCCAGGTCATCGTGCCAGTCATTCCCCAGGTCGAGATCACGATGCCCTGCGCGTTGTAGTCGATGCCGGGCGGGCAGTGCCCGTTGTCCGGGTCCGGCGCGCCCGCGACGTCCCACGTGAAGCCCGAAGCGGATGGAAACGGCGTAATCCACGCGTCCGGGAGGTCCAGGCCGGGTATGACGTTCTGGAACAGCCAGATCGCCGTCATCACCTCGGTCTGGTTGGTCGGGTCGACCGCGAGCCACGCGATCGGTTTATGCGCGCTCCCGGCCGGGACGCCGTTCTGCTCCCACCAGGCCAGCGTGGTCTGGATATCGCAGCCCTGGTCCGTGCTCTCGTTGCCCGGCACGTAGCCGCAGGCGCCGGAGTAGATGGTCGTGATCTGCGGGTCGGTCAGCACCAGCGGGGACGCCGGCTCGTTGGCGGTCATGACGCCCTCGACATGCGCGATGCCCGCGATGACGCAGTCGCCCAGCGTGTCGTTCTCGTACATCTGCGAGAGCGGGGATGCCGCCAGCGCCGCGTAGTTGGTCGAGGCCGGAGGCGCGGGTAGGCCCGGCAGCAGGTAGTTTTTGAGGCTCAGGACGGGCCGGCGTGCCGCGGGGCGGCGACGCCCGAAGCGTGCGGTGCGCCCGTCTGGGCGGGTGATGGTTTTTACAGTCATGTATATTTCTCCTATGCTTTGAGAGCCTGAAAGTGCATCGCGTCTCTGTAGGCCGGCGACCAGTCGCCGCCCCACGTCCAGCCCTCGCCCTTGAACGCCTGGACGATCAGGCTGTCTTCCTTAAACTTGGTTTGTGACGCCGTTGCGTGCTGCGGATTTGCCGCCGCGTTGAAGTCGAGCGCGCCGCCGTAGGCGTGCTCGCTCAGCGTCGAAGTGCCGGCGATCGGGCGATAGTTGTAGGAGCCGTCGAAGACATTGTATCCGAACGCATTGATTTGAGCCTGCGACTTTCCGCATTGCTCCCAGATATAGTCGAGCACGCGTCCGAGACTCAGTGCGCACTTTCGGTGAATCTTGATCCGGTCGGTCTTGGTTCCCTCGACGGTCAATTCCCACGGGCAGGTCACCTCGACGAGATTCGCCGCCTCCCATCCCGCCGAAGCTGGATTACCGAAGAAGGACATGGCTTGCGATTGAGATGGCCATATGTTCTTCTGGAGGACGGTCCCGCCGCTTAATGGTGCCGATGGCTGCGCTGGAGTTGGTGACGGCGGATTGCCTTTGTCGAGCACGGACACGAAGTCCCATGACGTGACGTCCGTGATGTCGTCGAGGTTGCCGGTCTTGCCGAGCGCGCTCCATGCTCCCGGTGTGAGATCGAGTCCGGCATGGTTGGTTCTCCTGCCAGTCGTGTCGGTTCCGGTCTCGGCCTGGGGACGGGCACCATGATCCCAATAGGGGTCGTGGGTATTCCAGGGGCCGACGTCGACGACGGGGCAGTCGACGGTGGCGCCACGGAAGAAGACCCGGATGATGGGTGGGGTTCCAGGGAAATGATAGGGGAGCGCGGCCCCTGGTTTGTTGCTATCGATGAGCTTTCCGGTATAGGCGGAGAGCTTGGAGCTGACGCTGTCGCTGACCCCGGCGAAGCTGGTGGTGGTGATCCCTGTAAACCGGGGGATGCCGGGGGCGGGGGAAGGGACAGGGGCGGGGGAAGGGACAGGGCCAGGCTCGGGCGCGGTCGGGGCAGAGGGGTCGATGGTGGGTGGAACAGGAGCGACAGGGCCAGGGACAGCGGGCTGAGGAGGAGCAACCCCGCCAGTGGGAGGCTGTGGGATGGGGGCAGGCTGAGGGATGACGGGAGCATTTCCGCCTCGCGCAAGAAAGCTGAGCAAGCTGAGCAAGTACCACGCAAGGAGGCCGTCCCGCAGGACGACTATCAGCAGAGCAAGCGTGGCGTCAATCATCATGAAGTGAACCCCCCGACTGCAGGCGGGTTCAAGATCGACCCTACCTTGACTGCGGGCGGTTTCAGGCTTGCCACCCAGGCATTGAAATCCGTTACCGGGTTGCCGGTCAGGTGAAGCATGGCCGCAGACGTGAGCAGCCCCGCAGCCTGCTGACTAGCTGTGGCCGTCGGAACGCCCGCAGCGACTTGCTGATTAAGAAGGCCCTCGACCGCCTTGACGACCGCCTGGAACTGCGGATCGTTGAGCAGCGCAAGAACTGCGGGGATGAGCGAGGTCAGGGCCGTGATGATAGGTCCGAAGCTCATGGCGGTTCTATCTCCTCTGCGATGTGGTTGGAGAAAGTGGGGCACTGCTGGCCGGAACAACAGTCGGGATGCTGCTATCAGCCGCCATCGCCTGGATCGCCGGCGACGCGGCGGGCGTCACCTGGATGGGGGCGACACCGGGGACTTGGCTCGCCGTCTGGACGACCTTGCTGTCGCGGTGGATGAAGAGACCCCACACGAACGGCACGGCTATGCCGGCCGCGCTGACGATCGTCTGGGCGGTGTTTCCGTTGATGATTCCGTCGGTCGCCGCTGCGCTCGCGGCCGCACCGATGGTGCTGGTTACGAAGCTTATCCAGGTATTCGGGTTCACAGATAATCTCCCATGATGAGGATGATCACGCATAAGAAAAACAGAAGTCCGAACAACATGCGGTCCTCCATAGCTCACGGCCGCCTATTTCTTTTCCCAAACAAAAACGTCAATATAATCAGGACTCCAGCAACAGCGTTTACCGTCGCCACGGCATGTTGAAAACGCACATAGGACACGATGGTCTCCGATATCATCATTTGGGCTCCCCCGGTTTATCGGCTGCTTGCCGCTCCAATTCGCGGATGCGATTCTGTAAGGCTGCAAGTTGCATTGAGCAAGCCTTCTGCGCGATGCTGAGCTGCCATTCGGTCCATTGCAGCGCCGGATCGGGCGTAATGGTCTGTGCAATAGCAGATGTGCTCAGTAGAAGCAAAATAATAAAGCTGCGCATGCGAACTCCTTATGGCGCGTTGGTCGTCCACGCAGGCACCCAATACGCTGTAGTGCCTGCGTATATTTTTACCCAGGCCGCGCTGTTGGCGCTGTTGGCGCTCGACATTTTCACTGTGCCGGTTCCAGAGCTGATAGTGGTGCTGGAAACGCTGCTGAGCGTATTAGCTGACGCAGTTCCGCCCGGATCGGCGGTGGCCACAAGGCCGCCTCCCGTAATCGTGGACGACGCGGCGACGGCACCGGTAACATCAAGAGCTACACCAGGCGTTTTGTTGATGCCGACACGGTCGTTGGTGGTGTCCACGACAAGGATGGAAGTCGATAACGCCGCATTCTTGACTATGACTCCGGTTGTGCTGTCGACGACAGGGGCGATTACGTTGGAACTCAGAGCTACATAGCTAGCGGTGACGTTACTGCTGAATTGTCCGGCTCCCGTAACGTCGAGCGTAACCGCGGGATTCGTCTTGCCGATTCCCACTCTTCCGTTCGTCGTATCCACATTGACCACGACGGTGCTCGCGGCGGCGTTTGTAATTTGTATGGCTGTCGTGGAATCTGCGGACGGAAAAATGGTGCCGGTCGAAAGATCGAGCGCGGTCGCATTAATTTGCCCGGAAAAATTTCCTAGAACAGAGTAGATATTGGACCACCGGAGCGACGTGATGCCGAGGGACCAATAATTATTGGTGCTCGGCGTGAAATTACAGGACGTGCCAACACAGGTTTCGCTCAGAATGCGATTGGTCGCGGTGGCGCCTTCGTAAACCTCAAAATCGATCAGACCTTGCTCGGCGCCCGCTGTTGCTACTATGTAACCGCCGTTTATATAAGCGCCAGTGTGGTTGACCGCGTTTGAATTGTTTACGTTGAATAGAAGGCCCCCACCAGCCCCGTTGGTCCCAGCGGTATTATTCAAAACCAACAATGGATTTCCGGCCCCGGAAATCTCGCTTATGGTCAACGTGTTGGTCGTGATCGCGGTAATCGCGCTCAGGCTTTCCACCCAAGCCGTAGTCGCTACATTCGTCGTTGAATCGCCGGCCGCTCGCGTCGGAGCAGTCGCACCCCCGTTTAAATTCTGGACTCCCGGCCAGTTGTTGGTCCCGGTCGCCGACAAGCCGCAATCGATCAAGGACGGCGTCGAGCTGGTGGCATTGGCGCAGACGAAGTCGTTGATCGTGAAATTACCGTTTAGGGTCGCGCCGCCGCCGATCGCGCCGCCGTCGCCGATGACGCCGTTGGTCAACCACTCCGCTATGTGTCCAGGAGTCACGACTCCGGATTGCTGCACGGATTGAGCGTGCGCAGAAGACGCCAGCGCGAGGCCAAAAAGGGCTTGCGACAAAAACTTCATGGTCGAATCTGGAAGCATGTGATTCTCTAGCTGAGATTGTCCAGTACGAAGTAGATGTCCGCAGTCGCCGCTGCACCCTGCGGCGTGGTCAGGGAAAGCCAGATTGCAAGCAATCCTCCGATCGCCCCGAGGTTGGCCGACGAAAAGCGCGTGTTCGATCCGAATGACGCCAGTGTCGCCGTCAGCAAACCGGCTGATGTCGTGAGCGCTGAATACGCCTGCGAGTTCGCCACGATCGGCGTGCCGCCTTTCGAAGCGGCCGGATAGAAGCCGCCCTGTGCCGTCGTCAAGCTGATCGAAGCGTTGGTGATGATGATGTTGGCGAGCCGGAAGGCGGTGATGTATTGCGGGATCGCGATCGGCTGATCGTTGGTCGTGTTGAAATTGTACGAGCGACCCGAAACAATGAAGCGTCCTGTCGGCGCCGGCCCGCCGTCCTGGATGACGCCGGTAGATGCCCACGTCGCGATGTGATTGGGGGTGACGAGTCCGCTCTGGGTGACGGTCATTTTGCGTCCTCGATCGCGCTGCGCAACGCGGCTTCGGCATCGGCGAGCTTCGCCTTGAGTCCTGCCGCCTCAGCCGCAAGCTGTCGCATCAGCGTCTGCGCCTGCTCGCTGTCGGAGAGGAAGATGGCCTTCTGCTGCTGGCAGACGCCGAGCTGGGTCGCGAGGTCGAGCGGCGGGAGCTGCTGAGCCGCGGCTGGAGCGGCTAGGAGCAGAAGAAGGATCTGCGCATGCGCCCTCATGGATTAATCTCAAAAGCCGTAAGGTTGAAGTTGGCTGACCCTGCGGTCAGATACACGCCATGGCCGAAGAATGAACCGCCGCCGAACGTCATGCCGATATTGCCGACGTTTTCGAGAGCGTCTTCGAAACCGGCGAGTTCCGCGGTTCCGAATTGACCGTCCATGTCTGACCATTCCTCAGGGGTAAGCGACACGAGCAGCGTCGTGGGTCCACCAAGCGCAAGCGGCACGGACAATGGATTGCTCCACCACCGATAGGCGGGCTGATTGAGGGCTGCATCATTGCGCCGTTCGATCAGAAAGCGAACAGTCGCCGGCGTCGAGCCGGTATTGTTTGGCGCCGTGTGAAAGTCGAAGACAGGGTTATCTCCGGTGACACCGAACGTCATCGAGATAGATGATCCGACGAGCGCCTTGGTATAAGGCGTCGTCACATAGTCGACGTGCGGGCAAGCAGAAATATTATAGTTCGGCGGCTGCGTCGCGGGTGCTGGGCATGCGCCAGCTGGCGCTACCGGAAAAGCGAACGTCCAGCCGCCGGCCATCGCCGCCGGATGCAGGGGCATCTTCGGGCTGTAACGGATGTTCCAAGCGTTTGCCGCTAGAGAGATCGTCATCAAAAACTCCAAGCTGACGGATTTTGAATGTAGGTCTGAGCATTCGCTAGCGTCAGGGGCGGTGTGGGCCAGCGTGTCGGCGGTCCGGCCGCAACGGCGCGCGCATTCCAATCCCAATGAAACTGCGGACCGGCGCCGATGGCCGCGACCTGCGCGCCCGCACCCGTGCTGCCGAGCCGGAAGTCCCCGTTCGCCACGGTGCCCGAGAGCAATGCGACTAGGTCAGAAGCTCCAAGCGCGATCGAATGTGCGTCCTGACCCGTAGCCGCCTGCCATGCGGCAAGCGTGGTGTAGATAGTTCCGTTATATTTCATGCTGAGCGTTCCGGCGGCACCGTTAGACAGGAAGACATTGAAATTTCCGACGTAGGGCACGCCTCCAGGAATTTCCAACATGAGTCCGCCGGCCGTATTAGCAAAAATGCTATTCATTATCGTCAATGAACCACTCGTCCAACCCCCGCCGTCCAGGAACGTCCTGCGAACCCCGGCATGGTAGAAAAAGCAATTTAAAAACGCCAGAAATGTTCCGTTCAAAGTAGAATTTAAAGATAGGCCCGGATTGGGGGAACCGACATCATAGGATACCAAATTTGAGATAACGATCGGGCCTCCAGCAGACGCCTTGGACAGAAAAAAATCCTGATTGGTGCTGCCTGACACTGCGTCATTTATCTGCACGTAATTTATTGACCCGTTATCGGACTGTGCTGTCACTCCAAATTCAGAATTATTGGTTATGAAATAGCCGTTTATAGACAGGTTCTTTGCTATCGAGCCAAACCCATTGCAATTTCCTATCCATATCTGTTGCGCGTTGTAATTGGTCAGAAGAGTTGCTAGATCGTCATGATCAAAATACGCTGCTGAGTTTGCTACATAAGAAATGTCGGAGTACACGCCGACCCTGGTAAGATTGATGGTGTTGCCTGCGAGCGTCTCCGGCGAGTTTGCGTAGGAAATGATCGGATTATTGCTGGGTTCAACCGCGGTTGTCGCGTCCCAACGGCAACAAATGCTATCTACGACATTTGATCCGTTTCCAGTCCATAGGTTATGCTTGGTGCCATCCTGTGCCAGCACGTTTATTATCGTCTGGCCCAAGCCTATGAGAATGCAGGAGCCATTGTTGATCAACTGGCGCTTGGTGTTGATTCCGATAACAACAGAATCATCGCCGCTGCACTGAATTCCGTACTCGCGGACGGATACTTCGTAGGTGTTGCCATCGGTGTTGGGATTATTAGCGCCGCCAGGATTGATTTGCACCGTGACGGGGCTCGATAACGGTTCACCGGGGTCGACGAACGATCCAGGGGTCGAGGCGCACGTAGACACGTTGGCGACTCGCAGCAGCAAAAGCCCATTTTGGTATGCAGTCAAGCGGCTGATGTTCACTACGTCGATCGTCACGCTCTGCTGCCACACCGTGGTCTGTCCGGCGGTCAACGTCCAGCCTGTGACGACATTGGCGCCATCGATGATTGGGGCTGCGCCGGAGCCGTAGGAAACGATCGAAGTCGCGGTGCTGATTTCTTCGCGAAACGAAGATCCGCACTTGAGGGCAACGCTGGTATGAGTTGGATTTGCCGCGATAGCCGTCTTCACGGCCGCCAACGTTTGAAATGGAAGGGCTTGAGACGTGCCCGGATTGGAATCACTGCCTGCAACGCTATCGGCATACCAAGTTACCGGCGTAGCGCCTCCACCGCCTACTATTTGCGCAGCCGCGCGAAAAGGGCAAGTCAGCACCGCTGCCGAGATGAGTAGTCGACGACGAGATATCATCGCATTTCACCGCAACTTGACGCCAGCAGAAATTCTCGTTTGGAAAACATTCTGCATTAATACCCTGTACACAGGTACGAGATCACGTCGCCGGTCGTCGTGGTCGCCGTAAAACTTGCCGCCGTTGTAGAGACGGTGGCGGTCGGTACTAGAGTGTTCGTCGGTGTGGTGCGGTCCGTTAGAATACAATTCCAGCCAGTGCCTACATTTCCCGATGCAAACGTCAGAGTAAGCGTCGTGCCGGAACAGGTCGGCGCCACAAAAGTTCCAGCCGCGGCACCTCCCGTGGTCGTCCCGCCTGAACATGCGCCGGCAGAAGCTGTCGGTTTCAGACCGGTGGAATAAAACCCTCCTCCTTGAATTATACCGCTCGCATTCAGTGCCGACAATCCGTTCCCTGCGGCTATCCTTCCTAAAGCTGTAACCTGCCCACCAGCACCTTGATAAGTGAATCCCGAATCGCACGCGACGTTCCCGCTCGACTGATACAGAATTCCCGTCGTCCCCGACGTGCATGTAAGAGGCGTCGCGCCGGAGACGATTGAAGATGAGCCGCTGCCCGATATCTGCTGTGCCCAAGCAGCGTGGGCAAGCAGTATGAATACGAGGATTCTCCAGATCATTGGTAGGTTCCTCGCACAAAACCAACCGTGGAAAGCGTCAGCGTGGCACACGCGGTCGAGCTGATGGCGACCACGATGCCGATCGAGTACCAGACCGGGTAATTCGGATAAGTCAGGGAGCGAGACGAACCTGCCGAGACGTCGACGCAATCGACGAGATTGCCCGAAGCACCGCTTCCGTCGCCCGCCGTCGTCGATCCGTTGGCCGGCGCGGTCGTCGAGTTGAATATCATGATCCAACAGGCCGCCGTGCATTCGGCATAGACTCCCAGCAGAAATCCTTCGCTCGTTTTGAGCACGCAACTCGATACGGCCGAGCCGCAAGTTTGGCTCTGGAGCCCAAGGTTTGGGGGCGCAAGACGCACATTGCTTTGCGCTCGAAGCGGGTTCGCTCCAGCGACCAGCAAGCATATTGTAGTGAATACGACTACAAGAGCGTTTCGCTTCATTTCCGCCTCACCAGCCAGTTGGCCGCGAGCACGAACGCGGCGAAGATCGATAGAGACACGATCTGGGTCGGGTTGGGATCCGGGGTTTTATACCACAGCCACCACGTGCCTGTCATGGTCACCAGGGTAAAGAGATTGGCGATGGCAGAGAGCGTGCGCTGAGACAGCGTCTTCAAGCTCAGCAACAGGAGATCGAGCCCAGGAGGTGCGGCGTCTTGTCGCTCCTGAGCCCTTGTCGAAGGAGCATCCGTCTCTTCAGGCTCGTCCTGAATGACTTCCCACTTTCGTGTCGCGTCGCTCATCGCGTTTTTCCTTCTTCAGGCGGTCCAATAGCGGTTGCCAAATCTCCCACTGCCACGGTTCAAGCATGACAGGAGGCTGCTTCGGATCAGGACGCAACTCGTCGTATATTTCCGGGTCGACCATCGCGGTTCTCCTGGTTGAATCGATCAAAGTCGAACCCGCCTTCGGCGGGCAAATCATCCTTTACTTTAGATTTCAACAGCATCGTATAGTGCGGATTGAGGATTTTCAACGCCTCGCGGCGGTCCTCGGGGGTCGCGCTCGGATCCAGCGCATCTTCTGCGACGCGCAGCGCGAGTTCCTCGATCTTCTCCTTGGCGCTCATTTGAATCGCACCGTGTGGTAAGGTGATTCTCCCGGTACCTGTATGGCACCTTCGATCTGCTCTGGCGACAGCCGCCCCTCTGGAACGCTGGACTGGTGAATGGAGACTTCTCCCCTTCTGGCCGCTTCCGCTATCGCCCGTTTCACGCTTTCCAAGGAAAGACCTGATTTTTTGGCGAGATCGGAAATGTACACGGAACTAATGCCCCCGTTATCCTGCACTGCAGATTTGTAAGCCTGCCTCAAGTCTCCGAGGCCCGTGGCTTCTTTCCTCGTGCCGAGCGACGCGAAGCCAAGGCGGTCGCCGCCGACTTCCAAAGACTGGTCAGGCGCAACAGGCTCCTTTGCTTTCGCTGCGAGCCGCTCTTTGAGCCGCGCCTGATATGCCTGGGAACGAGCCAGCGCTTCCTTCACTTCTTCATCGGTCATTTTACTTATCGACTTAGTGCCGCCTTCTTCGCGCTGCGCTCCGGCCGATCGGAAGTTGACGCGATCAGCCCCGCCCAATTTTCCGCCCGCCATCCCTGCCGCCCCACGTTGCGCCAGCGGCATCCCACTTGTGATGGCCATTCCGGCTACTGCTTTGCCGCGCCGGATAGCTTCCGGTGTCGGCATCCCCGTCTCAGGATCGGTCACCGGGAACGCGCCATGGAGCGCGTCGTACGGCGCCCCGACCGCGCTCGTCACCCGGTTGCCGAAATAATCCAGCACCTGCGGCAGCCCGCTCTCACGAGCGTTCGCCTTCGCATAGGGCGCTCGCGACCTCGCCGCGGCGACGTCGGCCGCCTGCTGCGCCGCGGCGGGATCGTCCAAGGGGACGACAGCCTCCGGCCCGGCCTCGCCGATCATGGCGACCGTCGGCTGGGTGACGATCCCGCCTTCGGCGAATTGCGGTAGCTGGTTACCACCTACCGGATTTTCTTGGGACGGCGGGAGACCTTCCGAGCCAGCCTGATACTGGCTTTCGCCGACGGCCGCCCCAACCGCACCGCCGGCATTCATGGCGCGCTGCACGGCTTCCTTGACGACTTCTCGCGCTCGACTGTCGCCTTTGAGTCCCTTTTGGACCCACTTCATGAAGGCGACGTTGTTCGACAACTTGGTAACCATCTCGTAATATTTGCCCAACACAGAGCGCGCTACAGCATCACTGCCCGGCAACACCGAGAAAGGTTCCTTGATCGCTGTCCGAAGGATGCCTTTATTGGTTGCAAGCGTCCCCCACGGATGTTCGACTTTAGCAGTTGCCGACATCGAAAGGCCAGCACCGGGGTCAGCTCCCTTGGACGACATCAGGAAGTCCATTTCCTTTGCGAGAGTCTGCATCTCTTTGATAGTCGTGCCGGGAAACATGATATTCTGCACTTCGGGAGAAACAGTCTTTAACCGTTCACTGGGTTTAAGAGTATCTCGCAGAAAGCGTTGCAACCACACTTGCCGAAGCATGTTGAACTCGGGCGACTTCGGATCGAACCGGCCAGCGGCGGCAATCAGAAGATCCTCATTATCCAATATCTTGTCGGCAGCCTTCGCGGCACCGAAGGTCGGATCATACAGAAACCCAAGAGGATCATTCTTGCGCTCAGCTCGTGCCTTGCCTGCTACTTGCGCGTGCTCGCGCTGCATACGCTTTATCTCGGTGTTCAGCGTGCGCAACGGGTCCGTTTTAGCCGCGACTCTGGCTGCTTCAGCAGTCGCGTGCGCCTGCGCGATGGCATCCGCCATGCGGTCGCCGGGACGGAGCGTCAGCGGAATTCGACCATCGAGCGCCGCCACGTCCTGTGCCTGCCGAAGTAGTCGCTGACTTACATTACGACCGTGCACGGCGTCGAGGATGCCTGATCTGTGCCGATCCAGGACTTGGCGCGTGAACGCGCCGCCATCGATTTCGCCCTCAACCAAACCGCGACTCGAATTCAATATCTGCCGGAGATCGGCGGCTTGCACGCCGGCCCATAAATTGGGGCCGACCATCTCGCGAATCCGGTTGGTCAGGTCAGTATGCCCTTCCTTGACCACGGTATCGAACAGCCGCTGCGGATCGGCAGGTTCGCCGGATTCGAGTCCGCGCATGACTGCCTTGATCTGGTTGGCTTCGAAGATCGGCATGTTCTCACGGTAGAAGGCATCGGCACGATCGAGTTGACGCGCGGCCTCCTGCAATTCCGGGACAGCGTGAGGATCGTGAAGCGCCTCGTCGACGCGTCGCGCGAAAAACTTGTAAGTGCCGTTCTTGATGTCGGAATTAAGCCGGTAAAAGTCAGCGTTTGAGCGTATCTGCGAGCGTAAATTATGTAGTTGCCCAAATGTTGGAGCCGACGACGGTTCGCGAATAACCGCGCCCGTCTGGGGGTCGTGTTCACCGGCCATGGCACGCAGCTGCCGCACCAACGCAGGTTGGTTACGCTCGAACTCTTCGGGCAATTGCGAGGCGAATTGTTCGGCTAACTCCGGCAAGCCTTGCACATTCGGCAAATGCTCGCCGGCAAGCTCGTCGGCCTGATTATACATGTCCGTGGCGCGTTCTTGCAGGCCACGCTTCACAGCTTGTAGACGCTCACCGACCGTTGCCCACAGGTCGCCGCCATTGTGCCCGGCACCGGACACGCGAGCCGCTTCGTGCATAGTCTGCTGAATGTGCTGGTAGCCCTGATCGATAAGCCGCTGAGCTTCGCGACGACTGCTCTCAGCCGCACGGTTGATCGCCGCTTGCTGTTCCTGCGCCGCAGGCAACCCCGCCTGCAACCCCGCGCGTCGTTCGTCCAGAACTCGACGCAATTCGTCATCGGCCGCTCTTGACTGCGCAAGCACCTTGGCTTGCAACGCCTCTCCAGCCTGGCGGGAAGAAACTGCCGCCGTCGGTTTAACCAGAGAACCAGCATCTGAGACGCCAACTTGGTCCAAAAGACTTGCACCGCTTTTTTCATAATGAGCGGTTGCTGACTTCAACAACGGTTTGCTTGTATCGAACGCCGGATGAAACACTTCCGCCATGTTTTGGATGTGCGGCGCGCCTTTAGCCCACATGGAGGGCGGAACCAGAGCCCCTTTTTCGCGAAGGCCGATTGCAGACTCCAAACCTTCGGGATCGGCCCCCAGGAACTTGGCGGCAACGCCAGATCCTGCGCCGCTCTTGATAGCTTGTTTTAAACCTCCCGCGGCCCCGATTGTAGCACCCATCGAACGACCAACACCAGCGCCTGCTGCCGCGAAACCGCTGGCTTGAGCAAGATTGAGCGCTTCTTCGCCTCCAGATCGGTCGTAGACGCCCGCGAGTTGCAAAATGATGTCGTTGAAGCCCTGGCCAAGCGCCCCGCCCAACCCCGCGCCAGCTACCGCTCCAACAGGTCCGCCGACAACAGCTCCACCGACTTCCCCCAGGGCGCTGCCCGCCATTGGACCACCTGCCCCGCCAACAGTAGAGATAATACCCGTCGGGCTTTCTAGGATGTTCTTGGGGCGCAACCGCTTCCCGTCATCGTCGACGTAGAATCGCCCCTGCGTGTCCTGCTGCACTTTGCCTGGATAAGATCGTTCCAGCGCTTTGCGGCGCTCCTTATCGTTGACGGCCATGTGATAGAGCGTAGACGCGGTTAGGTCGACGTCCTGATAAGCGGGCTTGGTGCGGCGGATGCCTTCGGGATCGACGTATTCTTTTCCCTCCGGAACGAGATCGTAACTTTCCTCGTCGGTAACAGTCCACGATTTAATACGGGTAACACCGTCCGGATCAATAAAGCGCATGCCGGGATTGAGCGCGTTATAACCTTCTTCATCCGTGATCTTGATCGGAGGCGCAATCTTCTCTTCCAGCGGCGCTTTAGCGCTTGCAGGCAACGCGCGGCGCATGACGGTGCGCAGGCCGCTGCCTGCCAAGGCGTCGGCTTGTTGCTCGGGCGTCTGTTCCGGAGCCTGATCCAGTTCCATTTTAGAATGCCTAGTCTTTAACGCCGCTTACGCCACTTATCGGCGATTTCGCGCGCGCGCTCGTGTTGCTTCTTCTGTTCCTCGGGCAGCAAAATACGCATATTCTGCGCAGCAATATTGCCGCGCACGAATCGGCCGATCGTGCGTTTCAAGACGAGGTTCCAAGCCTTCGCCACGTCGAAACGAGGCGGCAGGCTCGCAAAGTGAGTCCCCATGCTTATCACCGCCTTTCTCTCCTCCCTTGGTTCCATCAGGGGCTCGGTGCGTCGTTGGCCCACGGCTTTTTACCGGAAGTGGGCGGCGGAGCAGGTGCAGCACTCGGCGCAGCGGTCACCGGCCGCCCCAACTCCTGCTCGGTCTCGCTTCGCATCGTCGCATAAAGCTTTTTCAGTTCTCGCAACGAGCGCAGCGTGTTGGCGGTGGTATCGCCAGCTGAAAGTCCGGCAATGATGCTGTCAATCCGGTCACCGGTCGACTTCAACCGGTCGTTCTTGCTCGTGAGAAGTTCCTTACCCCACAGTTGGAGAAAATTGACGTCGCGCATCATCTGCACGCGGTCGCTGTCCTTTATGGCGCCAGCCGAGACCATGTTAGAAAGGCGTTCTTCCAGTCGTAGGGCTTTGCCCGGAATACCGGCCGACATGGCGTGTGCCTGCAATTCGTGCTCCACGCGGTCGATGATTTCTTCCGAATGCGTGAATTTGTAGGCGCGCTCTTGGAGTTCCACCTGCTTGTTGCCTGACAGGTTGGTCACGGCTTGAGAGATGATCTTATTGGTTTCCGCGGCATTCGGTTCGCGCCCATCGTGCGCAGCTCTGAATTCGGCCTTGGCTTTCTCGATAGCATCCACCCTTTCAGCGGCTAAAGTTCGCGCGCCCCCCGCGCTCGTCGCGCGAAGCTGCTCCGGGGTCAGATCGCCTTGCGAAGCGCGCAGGGCGTCACTCCACGCCTTGGCCTTAAACGCCACGTATTCCGGCGTCTTGTTCTCGTCGTTCACCCCCGGATGGGCGTCTTGATACTCTTTGATCGAATCCGCGTACTGCTGCCGGAAGAAATCCTGCTTCTCGAACTCGAACTTCGACTTGCGCATCTCCTCCGACGCCTTGAACTGCGCGGCCTGCACGTCCAGCACCTCCTTGTCCATGCCGTTTTCCAGCATGATCCGCATTTTCTGGTTGTCGAACTGCGCCGCAAGCATCAAACTTTTCTGCTTCCAGAGACCCATGTCGGTCGTCAGCAGCTTGTTGGCGTCCTCGTAGAGGTTGCGCTCCATGTCGAAGCGTTTGAGTGCCAGGTCGGAGTTGCTTTTCCAAGCGTCGAAATACTGCTTGTACGCCTTCTCGTCGGACTGCGCAGTCGCCTGCATGGCAGCGGCACCCGCATTCAAGGCGCTGATCATGGGCGTGCGGGTGAACGCGGAGGCGGCCATAGCGAAGATCATGCCGACCGAGCCGAAGTTCTCCATGGGGCCGCGGATGTATTTGGCTTTCTCCTGCTCGGCGTTCCACGGCCGGAGGGCAGGATCGCGCGCATCGGCCGACTCCAGGGCATAGGATTGCGCCATCTTCTGGCGATCCTGTCTCATCTGGTCTTCCGCCCGCCGATCGACGTAAGTCTGAGCCTCGCCCTTTGCCGCGGCCTCATCGGCGAGGCGGCTTGACACGTAGTCGGAGGAACCCGGCGCCAGACCGGTTATGTTGGAGCCCCCGTAGGGCGCGTAGTCGGGAAGGGCGGAACCGGGCGGAGGGGCGGCTTGCGGCAAGGCCGACTGTCCGACGGGCGGCTCGCCCGGTTTCCAGGTTAGGGCTGGACCAGAAAGCGCCGGAGGATCGTTGACAAAAACGTCGGACACGTCACTGGTCTCTGGCTCGTTCTAATTCGGTCATGTTTTACCCCAAACTCAACTTAACATTCTGCCCGCCACCCATCCCGCCCCCCAGCGCCGCAGCGAACGACGAGATCGCCGACATCAGGTCCTTGTTCTGCTGGAGGTCAAGCTGGGTCAGCATCTGATAGAGCTGCGACGACAGCCCCGTTTCTTTCAAGCCGGTATTCATCATCTCGACCTGGACGTTCGCCATCGCCGCGATCGCATTAGTCTGCACGTTGTTCAGATCTTGTGCGAGCGCGGAATTCTGGTTGGGATCGGTTGGCATGCCCTTGGCTGCGTAGCCCGAAACGATACGCGCCTTCTCGGCGGCGACCGCCTGGTCGAGCTGTGTCTGGAGAGCGGGGGGCAGCTTGCCGGTCTTGAGGTAGGACTCCAGCACCTGTCCGGACTGCCCGAGTTGGGCGGCCTGCTGTGCCAGTACGGCTTGATTAGGGTCCATCTGGTTGCGATTGAGGAGGTCCATGCCGAGCCCGGTGCCGGCCGCGGCGACGCCCGCCACCTTGCCAAGGCCGCCAAGGGTCCATTTGGACGGGTTCGTCAAAGTGTTCCAGAAGCCCCCTTCCCCGGCGGGAGATGCGGCAGGGGTCGCGCCGGCTGCGGGCGCCGCGTCGCCCGTGCCGGTAATTCCGCCAGAAAGTTCGGCGTCGGTCGGGGCGAAACCGCCTGCCGGCGCGCCAGCAGAGGGAACGCCCGTCGCGCCGCCAAACAGCTCGGCATCGGTCGACGCAAATCCGGCCGGCGACGCTCCTCCACCATAACCGAGCGCACTTTGGATTGCTCCACCGGCAGGCGTACTGCCAAAAGTAGAAGCAGCATCGGTCGGCGCAACAAGAGAAAGCGGATCGGCAGCCGTAATTGCCGCGTCAGTGCTCGCCCCAGCAGTATTGCCAAAGATGCTGCTGAACATCCCGCCAATATCCACCCCTGCGCCCGCATCGGCCGCCGCGCCTGCCCCTGCACCCGCACCAAAGAGCCCGCCGGCTCCCCCCAACAGCGCGCCGCCTGTCAGAAGCCCGCCGGCAACCAAACCAGCACCTTCCAATGTTTGTCCGATCTCGTTCGGCCGGAACATGCCGGTGATGTCGTTGCCAAGATTACTATCGTGCCCCTCGACAAGATCCGTTAGGAACGACATCGGCCCACCTCTTCCTCCTGCCTTGCTAGTCCCTGATCGAATGAAAGTACGCCAGCCAATCTTCTCGCGGTAGTCGGCCGATGATTTCGACGCACTTCCCACAATGCTCTCGCGGCGGTTTGCGCCCGGAGATGTAATCTCGCGCCAAGCCGAAACCAAAGCACGCTGTCAGCTCGGCACCGCAGCGCAAACAAGCTCTGAGCGTGCAAATCATGACGAATCAAGCCTTTACATAGCGTTGCGCCGTATCGTAGATGCGCCCGACTTGCGCCTTGATCATCTCGGAAGGGACGTCGGTGCTGTTCTCGACATGGATGTTTTTTGCCCCCAGTCCCTTGGCCCACTTCACGATGCGCGGGTAGAAGAACGCCGCCGCCGCCTGCTGCTTGGCGTCGGACGGGGTCTCGACCCACACGAACCGCTCCCACACGATCGGATCAGGCTCCAGACCGCCGGATCCAACCAACTGCGCGAGCGCTACGGCTTTGTCCTGAAACAGGAACTGGAACTCGTTGGAATAGATGATCCCGCGCAGGAAACCGATCGCCGAGCGCTCGTTGAGGTGCGGGTATTTCTGCAAGAATCTCGGCATGAACCACGTCGCATGGCGGTCCATGTCGGGGAGTTCGAACCGGCGCACGTCGGCGGGCGCGAGGACAGGCGGCGAGACGGTTTTTAAGGCTTCAGCGGGCATTGTTACAACCCCAAGATGTTACCGAGCCTATTGTGCTCGTCGTTGTGCAAGGCGATCCATTGTCGCATGTAATCAGTGTCTTGCCAATTGACCCAGGTGAGGTCGTAGCCGGCGCCGCCGACCGCGGCCCAGGCTTGGTTGTGCATGACCTGGTGCTGCCACGCCCAGTTTCCGAGATTCTCGGGGTCGAAGGGATCGAGCAGGTACTCGACGACCTGGACGCCCATCGTCTGAAAAATGACGCGATTGATATCGCGATGCGAGGTCATGTTCGAGAACGACCAGCTCATCAGATCGTCGGAACTTTGCGGCAGAAATGCAAGATCGTCAGCCATCAGATCAGGCCCCAGGCCACGAAACGCTCCTGTTCGAACAGCACTAGCGGCTGCGCCTCCGCCAATTCATGCAAGTACCTGACGACACCGGGCCAGCCGATATCATAGTCATCCCACAAAATTACACCGTCCGGACGCACGAGCTTGAAAGCGCGATCGCTATCGGATTTTACCGTCTCATAATCGTGCCCGCCGTCTATAAAAACCAGACCGGCAGAATGAGGCGCAACAGGAATATCGACGGTCGCGGAATCTCCCACAATCAAAATAGGCTTGTTGGGAATGTCCAAATCGATGAAATCGGAGCCCGGAACATAAGCCGGGTACTCGTAATCATCTCCCGAGTGTCCCAGATCGATCGTGTACACCTGCTGCTCGGAATTAAGCGCCATGTTGCATGCGCCGCGCCCCGTGAAAGTTCCGAATTCTACGATAGGACCTTTAGATCGCCGAGCCAGAAGACTGAGAAACACGTAGTTGGCTTGGTGCGTCATATGCCCGAATTGCAAATCGCTAGTGAGCAAGGACACAGGAAAATCAAACCACGACTTAAAGGTATGATACGTGCTCGGAACTACTAACACGCCCGTCATTTCAACCTCTATACGACACCGGCTTGTCGTCCATCATGACGGACACGATGGCCATGTCGGCGCAGTTCGTGCGCAGCGTGAAGCCGGTCAAGATGCCCTGCTGCCCGATCGCCAGCGGAGGGATCACATAATGCCCTGTCGCAGCCGGCCCCGCAATCGTGTACTGAGCCGAGTTGTAGGAAATCGTGCCGGAGCCGGGATCAGTGTAGACGGCATCGGCGAACAGCGTGATCGACGGCTGTGAGATCGAATAGTAATCCAGCGTGCCCCAGAAGCGCCCAGGCGCCTTGGTCAGCATGTAGCCGCCGGGATCGCCCCAGAGCTTCGACTGAATCTGCTTGGTAAAGTTGGATGGTGTGTTGAACAGCGGCGCCACGATCGTTCCATCAGTGCCGTAAGCCGTGAAGACGGAATTGATTTCCAGACTGTCGATGAAAACTATACTCATCGTCTGCGGCGACGAGAACCAGTGTTTGCCGTCCCACATCGTCGGCTGCGTAACGGTCGCATTCGTGATCGGATTTACGAAGGTGGACAGCATCATCCACACCTCGCGATTGAATATGGTCTGATGCGCCGCGGATACAGCAAGCCCGCTCATAGGCGCATTCCAGATGCCGTCGAGCATGCCGCTGACCTTGATCGGCTGAGCGCCCGATATGATGTAGGTGCCTATCGAGTTCGAGAACAGGATGTCCTGCCCATGCAGGATCACGCTCCACGGGAAAGGCGTTCCGATCGTCGGCGCCGCGTTCTGCTTGGTGAAGGTCGTGACCGGAGGCGTGCCGGCAGTCTGCACGCCCGAAATGTAATCGATCGAGGAATCCGCGATCAGGTAGAGGAAGCCATTGGACTGGATCAGGCGCGTGTACCCGATCTTGAGATAGGAATCGGCCGATTGCGCCGAGCCGCCTCCGTCGCTTGTTGCGAAATCGTTGACGGAACCAGGAGCTGACCACGAATAATTGTTCTGACTTGCAACCCACACATGACCGGAATAGGTCTCGACCGCGTTGCCGCTGACGCCGTATGGCATGAGGGTGACGGTGCCCGCGGCCGTGGAGGCTGTATCGGTTATGACGACGGTAGGCGCGACATTGGCAGTCATCTGCCCGCCGGAAACGATGCTGACGGAAGTAATCGAAGATCCAGCCCCGGAAACGCTGGCAGTCAACACGGGCGACGACGTGATGGTGTTCGCAGAAGACGAGACGGTAAAAGTCAAAACAGGAAAATTGCTGTAATTCTGGCCTCCGGCTACGATCGTGTCGCTGCTTATGAAATAATAACCTGTATCTGTAATACTGGCAGTAGGGACAACAGAGTTTTGATACCCACCGCCCGTATAGGTTATGCTGGTAAGCGCTCCAGCCGATTCATAGGCTTTTATCTTCAAACCCGCGCTGGGAAATGGATCGCCGCCCGTGACATTCACTTTGACATTCGGTCCATAACCGGAACCATCTGCCGTCAGCGTAGGATAGGCAGTGTAACCGCTGTTGGGGTTGCCGACCAGGGTTATGACGATCGCGCCCCCTGATCCGCCGGCATGATGAGACAATCCCACGGTTATGGTCGCCAATGATCCAGACTGATTGCCGCCCGAGAAAGTCAAGGTAGGAGTATCGCCGACCAAATACCCGGTGCCGGGATTGGAAATTTGAACCGATACGACCGAACCGTTGTTTATGGACGACGTGAACACAGCGCCGGAGCCGCCGCCGCCTACAAGACCGATAATGGGTTGCGACACATACCCCGAACCGTTGTGAGTTAGAGTAACTATAGGCCCTATAGTACCGGCGGCGTATGTGATCAAGCCGTCCCACAACCAATAGCCGTTCGTCTGGTTGGCGACAATGATGGCATATTGCTGCCCCCACTGGGACAAACCGATCTGCAATTGGTTTACGGTCGATATCGATCCGGCCGGTAGAATCGCTATGACCGCTGCGGTGTTGACATTGACCGCGACAACCGACCCGTCCGACTGGAACAGGATCATGTAAGGAACGGTCGAGATATTAACGAAGCCGAAAAAGACGATCGTGATCCCGCCCGGAGCCGTGTAGAGCGTCGCGCCCACATCGTAAAGAGTACGGCAATTGTTCTTGTCGAGCGGCATGAAGCCGTCGAACCAATAGACTTGGTTGTCGGGAACGCCTGCGCGCGTGGTCGAGGTATTGCAGCCCTCGAACTGATCCATGATGAGCGGACCAGGAGGGGCGGGGATGTAGGGGTTTTGTTGGATGGGCATCAAGCCCCGCCAGAGTAGCGGCCGTAAGGATTTGTCCTCCTGGATACACGTGCCGCATTGCTATATCCCAAACAACGGCGATTAAACTGGTCTTCATAAAAGCGTGCAGCGTTCAGATTCTGTAAAGACATATAGCATAAAGAAGCCGCCCAGTACGCAACCGCATCAGTCCACGGGTCTGGGATCACCTCCACACTTAAATCAGTAATCAAATCCTGCGGTAGGCAAAAACAATCCCATTCCATTTGATAGGCTTGGCTGGGAATAGGGTACATATAAAAAGAACCGTTGCTACCCTGACCATACTGGGCGCAAACGGCCGGCACATACTGCCATTGCTGAGCCCATATACGAATTAGCGCCTGATAAGTGCTGAAATCGTAGCAGAGCAGACTGTAGCGAAAACCGCTATACAGAAGACTTACTGACTGAATCGCATAAATCGACTGCACTCCAGGGAACGGGCTTAAATTCACCTGTGAAAAAGGATAGACCTCCTGACCTTGGCTTACTTGGTTGACGTAGGACAGAGTGGGCGTGATCGACGCTCCCGTTCCCGTCGCATCCGTAATCGAGAACGCAGGCTGCCAATAGCCCGCACCACCATAGCCCACATTGACGCCCGTGATCGAACCTCCAGAGACAACCGCCGTAATCGTGCCGCCTTGGCTTCCATTCGGGAATGGCGCTGTGCCAGAAGGAAAATCCGGAGCCGTGAGCGTGATCGTCGGCGACGACGAATATCCCGAACCGCCTGCAACAACCGATCCTCCTATGACTGCCCCGGTAATGGGCGTGAGCACGCGCACACATTGCGTCCGGATCGCAATTTCCCGGCGCGCCCGGTTGATGTACTTGATGATGTCCTCGGGATCGAGCAAGTCCTGCTTGACGTCCCGGAGGAAGGCTTGCGTGTCCTGCATATACCCGTTTAGCGACATGGGCACGGGACGCCTCCCTTGCCAAACGTAGTGCATTTCACTACAAAGAGAGGATGACAAAAAGCAGAGTACACAGACGTACCATAAGCGACGGACTGACGCGAAAATTTCTCAATGAAATTCTGCGCTATGATCCATCGACAGGAACGCTTTACAATCGATATCGCCCAGAAAAAAGCAGTTACTGGAACAAACGATTCTCCAACAAAAAAACGGGAGGCTTGCACTCCTACGGAGGCATCGGAGTGTGGGTCGATGGAGTCCTGTATCAAGCTCACTGCCTCATATGGATCATGATGACAGGCGAACATCCATCGCCGGAAATAGATCACATCGATGGTGATCGCGCGAACAATAGATGGAAAAACCTGCGAATAGTTATGCACGCAGAAAACATGAAAAACCAAAAACCAAGAAACGGAAGCCCGCATAAAGGGGCAAAGTGGAACAAGCGTATGGGTCGCTGGCAAGCAGCCATAACGGTAAATTACAAACGTCTGCATCTCGGTACCTTTGACACCGCAGAAGAAGCTCATGGCGTATATTGCAAAGCTGCCAAGAAGCTTCACGGTAAATTTGCACGCCTGGAATAGGCTCACTGCCCGGCTCCAGTATTTTGTTGAATTGATAATTTGTTGATGGTCGTCGGATCAGACTGCCGCTCATATAGATATCGATTGACGCTGGGCGCCGAAGCCTGATTAGCCCTATCAACAAACATCTTGTAGAGATCAAACATCTTCTGCGCATCCTCGATCCGCGCCGAGGACTGAGCCGACATCAACGCCAGGTAAGCCGCATAGTACGGCACCGCATCCGTGAACAGATAGGGGATCGCCTCGACGTCGGTGTCCAGCGCCAAGGCGTTCGGGTAGCAGGAACAATCGATCAGGAGCGAATAGACGAGATCGGGCGGCGGATCGAGATAAAAGCTGCCAGAGTTCATCGACCCCGAGCCTATCCCGGTGATCGAGCCTTGCCCCGACCCGCCTTGAGCAAATTGCGACCAGCGCTGCGGCGGCCCCGCCACAGGCACCGGGTTGTTCATGTAGTAGAGCCAGAAATAGGCCCAGGCGCGCGGCCGGAACCACTGATAGCCCGACGCGACCGCGTAAAGCATCTGCCGGACGTTGATGACCCCAGCGAGGCCCGTCGTAGCGCTCACACCGATATTGATCGACGAGAAGTTGTAGTTGCGCTGGGCGAGCACGGTCGAGAGCGTGCCCAGATAACGGCAACACTCTGTTTCGGCAGACAACTGCCCGCGCGCCTGATTAATCCAAGCGGTGATGTCGGGGGTCGCGTAGAGCTGGTTCGCTGCCGCGGCGGGGTACTGCAAGAGCTGTTGGGTGCGCGTCTGGTAGGTCGTGAGCAAGGCTCGCCTCCTTGCCCCTATATATCACACAGGCAGCAGGAAAATCAGCCCTTTTGCAGGATTGCTGCGCTCTGCATCGATCGTCGCTTTACGCACAACCCCACCGATCTGAAAGTTGATCTGCTCGTTCCGCGACATCCGCTGCCCCTGCATTCCGGGGGTGATGTTGGTGTCGTCGATTTGCGCCGAAGCCATCAAAGCGTCGTTTGCCGAGAACCCGCAGTTGCTGCTGCCGATACCGGCGACGAACGTGATGCTGAAAGTCGGTCCTGCCATGCTACGTCTTCAAGGGCTGCATGACCACGAAGTCAGGACGCGATCCCATCGTCAAGGTGATCGTGCTGGTGCCGATAACCGACCCCGTCCCAGCCAGCAATATCCCAGCGCCCGCTGCCATGACCGGGGTCGGGACGCCGTAGAACAGGCCGCCGTCATAAATGATCCCGGTTTGCGCCGCGACCGTGCCAGTGGCGCCAACCGCAAGCACGGCTTGCAGCGGCCGGGGCCGTGCAAACAGGCCGTAGTTCGCACTGCCGGCGCTCACCGCGCCGCTGACGAGATAAACCGGGGCGTTGGTGATTGTGCCGGTGATCGGCGTCGCCGGCCCTGCGGCCTGCGGATAGCCGCCAACGCTGGTCAGAAGCGCCGACACGGTGCCGCTCGTAAGCGTCGAACCGCCGATCACACTGGTGTTGACGACCGTCTGGCACATAATCGCAGAAATCGTGCCTTGTGTGCCAGCGCCGGAGAGAGTGAGCGTGATGTTGTTTGGAGTCGAGAGCGGAGCGCCAGGATTGGCGCAGAGCACGCCACAGATCGAACCGGATCCGGTCGTCGAGAACGTGATCGTCGCAAGCGTGATGCCGGTCGCGATATTCGGATCGGTCGGATTCGGAAGACAAGTAACGGTGAAGGTCGTGCTGCCCTGATAACCGGCACCCGGATTGGTGAACGTGAAGCCGGAAACCGTGCCCGAAGCAATCGTGCAGTAACCGGTCGCCTGGATGCCGCCGACACCGTTCGCGTTGTTGGAAGGACCGGGGGGAGAGGGGAGAATGGCGATCGGAGCCACACCGTACCCGGCCCCAGCGTTGGCCGTAACGATCGTCGTCGTCGAAACAAGAAGCTGCCCGCCGATGATCGGCGTCCACAACGAGCCGCCGCCGCCGGTCACCGCAATCGAAGTCGTCGCCTGCACGTAGCCGCCAGCCCCGTAATTATTCACAAGGCCGCCGACCGGGCATCCAGTCAAGTTGGCGATGCGATAGCTGAAGCCGTCGCTCTGGAGATAGATCAACCCGCTGTCCCAAGCCGCGGTGGAGACAATCGTCCATGTCCCATTGACGGGATCGAGCATCTGAAGGACGCAGTACGAGCCGAGCCCGATCAGCCAGTCGCCGCGAGGGATCGGCAACTGATCGCCAGCCGCGAGTCCGACTTGGTTGTTGTTGAAATCGTAGGGCGCGTTAAACAGCTCGCTAGGATACAAATTTTGAGGTAATTGAAGGCCTACAGAAGGACCTGAAAGCGGGCCAGGCATTTATCAGCTCCTCTTAGAAGGCGTTTCCGCCAAAATTGACTGCAATCGCACCCGAAGACGACTTCGCGCTCACAACGTTGTAGCCAACGACCACGACGCCTTGCTGCCCGATCTGCCCCAAGGGCACGAGCGAGTAGAACCCGCTGAAATCGAACGCAGCGTCTTCGGATAGATACATCGCCGTGTACTTGACGTTGGGAAAGACGGCCGTTCCCTGCGGAACGAAGTGATCGGCAAAAATCGGGATGCCCGAAACATTCAGGTTCGGGAACGAAGTGCGTCGGCTGGTGTCGATCGAGTAATTTCCGCCCGGATCCACAAACGCCGTTTCGTTCGACACAAAGTCCTTGTTCAGGGTCGCGAAGTCGCCAGGGTTGAGAACCCCGTAAGTCGGCGCCTCGCCGCCAGCCGAATCGGTGATATTCGCCAGCATCGTGGCCATCGTCGCGCGGGTAAAGCCCGAGATCGACACCGACGTATAAGAAGTGTTCGTAGCCGTATTGATGTACTGGCCTTTGAAAGCCGAGTTGCCCGCTGCGTTGCGCGAGATACCGCCATAGCTTGGAAAATTCGTGCCGCTGTCGAAAGCGTCGAGGAAGCTGTTGGGGAAGAGCGAATTCGACGAGTTGTTGGTGTAAAGCAGTCGCGCCATGTTCTGGCGCGTCACCGCAAACACATCATTCATGCGCGCCTTGAGCAGGCTGATCTCGCGATCGGTCGCCTGGAGCACGGCTTCGCCGAAGGGAAGCGGAACGGGGACAACCCAGTAAGCCAGGTTCCACTGTCCGTTCTGCACGCCGGGGGTCACGTTGGGAGAGTTGAACCCGCCGCCGTAACCGGTGAATTGGCCTTGGACCATCGACTGTCCCTGCATTGGGATAGTGATCTGGTTCAAGCCGCCGGCTGCGCGTTGCGCATTCCCGGTAAGGTAGAACAAAGAGGGACTGCCGAAATAAATCTGGACAAAGAGGCGGGGAACGAATGCCCTTCTCGTGGCGGCTGTCAGTTCAGTATAAAGGCTGCCGGCCGGGGGCGCGACACCGATTCCGGGGAGTGGGATGGCAGCCTCCTATTTAATTAACTGGTTGTGGGCGGACGATCGCCACCCTCCGATGCCCGGAAGTGGCATGTTACCTTACTCCTCGCGAACTGCCTCGGACTTCGTTGATCGCCTCGCCGGCCATCTTGCGAAGCAAGGGTTCGTTCTCGCCTTTGGTATCGATCAGCTTCTTCCAATCGGCGTCCGTCTCATTGGCGAGCGCCTCGGAGAAATTCCAGCCGCCGGACCCGGTCGGCATCGCCGGCTCGATCGGCGGCATCTGGCTCTCGATCCATTTGGCGGCGATTGCGACGTCGAGGATTCCCTTTTCCTCCATGACCGCCTTGACCTTGGCGATCCCGTCATCAGTCCACCGCTCGCGGCGAAGCTGGGCAAAACCTGCATCCTGCTCCGACCGGATGCGATCGAGCTTCACGTTCTTCTCGCGATCCGCATTCTCGGCCGCGCGCGCCGCGCGCTCATCGGCGAGGTCTTTTTCGAGCTTGGAAAAGCGATCCTCGGTCGGATCCGGTTTCTCCAGCTCTTTGACGGCAGGATCTTCCGGACGGACATCCTTGAGCGCTTCAAGCAGCTTGCGCTTCGCGCCCGGCGACCGCGTCATCGCAGTGACGGTCTCGCCCAGCCGGCGAAGCCGAAGCAATTCCTGCTCGTCGATCTCGACTTGCGGCATCACTTCGTCCCGATGCTGGTGCCGCCATTGGGCACATGACTGATCGTCAAGACGCCGGACTTCTGCTGCGCCGGCAGCGCGCTCTTGCGTCCCTGAAGCTCGATCTCTTCCATTCCGACGCGCACGATCTGCTCGTCGGAAGTCGGAACGGATTTCGCCGGGTTGTGGAAGAGGTCCATGAATCGAATCCTTTACATCGGGGTCGGCGGCTTTTGCGACGCGGGCGGGGCAGGCGGCGTTTCAGTCTTCGGGTAAAACGGTTTATCGACTGCTGCCTTGTCGGCTGCTGCCTTGTCGGCTGCTGCCTTGTCGGCTGCTGCCTTGTCGGCTGCTGCCTTGTCGGCTGCTGCCTTGTCGGCTGCTGCCTTGTCGGCTGCCGCCGAAACCGGCTCGATCGGCTTCGGAACCTTGTAAGGAGCCGCTCCAACCGCGCCCTCGCAAGCGCGGACTCGCCCTTCCAGTTCGACCAACTTCTCGGCATGCTCGTGCGGCAACTTGGTCGCATCGTTGACCGACCGGCGAAACTCGACGCCGTCAGTCGTCAGCGCCGCAACATTACCCTCGACAGTCGTGAGCCGGTCGGCATTAATTCGCGCCTGCGAAAGCGCCTTGAGATGCGAATACTCCGCATGACTCATTCGATTGCGAAGATCTTCAAGCCCGGCAGCCAGGACGCGCGAATCCAGCTCGTGCACATCAACGCCAGGATCTTTCAATTTCGCAATCAAGGTATCGAGATCGGTGACGGGCATGAGCCAGGCTCCTCAATAACCGTGCCCGCGACGCGGGCGAATGACGTTGACGACGCTCTGAGCATCATTGGCTCGATCGGCGTAGCGCTCCTGCAGCGTCTGCGAGACGCGCACCGGGCCTTCATTACGAGGCGCTGGCATCGGACCCAGAAACACTGTGTTGTCGGACGCGCGCTTGACATGCGCGTTGTCCGGCATCGGCGTCTTGTTTTCAAAAAGATTCATGCAGCCATTCCCGGCATCTGCGGCTGGCCCTGCTGCCCTTGAGGTTTCATGAGCTGCTGATTGGTCTGCGACGCCTGCATGTTCTTCATAGCCATCTGATCGATCGCATTGCGCTCGGACGCCTGCGTGTTCGACCCCGCCGGAACGTGCTTCAGTCCCATTTCAATCATTTTGTTGATGGTCTTGCCGAGGTCGGTCGCGCCGGCCATCGGCAAGAGATCCATCAGGTTTTTGATCACCAGCCCCAGGCGCTGCATCGCAGCCGCTTCATACCCCTTGTTGGGAGTCGGACCCGTCGCCGAGCTTACTCCCATCGGAGGGGATTGCGTCTGCTGCGGTCGGGGAAGCCCCGAGCCTGCAGGCATGGGCATGGCGTCAGGCATGTTACCGGCGGCCCTTGCGCCCCTTGCGTCGATTACGCATCGGAAGTCTCCTGGTTAGGGGGTTGGTCCAAAACACGCGAATTATCCGACACTTGGCGAGAGTGGCCCACGTGGTTTGATAAGACCGAGGCGGGTTGCAACAGATCAAAAAAGCGGCTAGGTTGCGACAACATGGTCGACGGAACGGCAACGCGCTGGCTCACGCCCAAGCAAATCTGCGCCGACATGGGCGTGCATTACGACGCCTTCAGGCGCATCCTGCGCCGCGGCGACGGCCCTAAATTCAAGCGCTATGGAGCGCGCTACCTGATCCGGAAGGACTGGTACGAAGAGTGGATCGAGACGAATGATGTTAGACCGCAAAACACTAGAGCAGCAGCTGGCTGAATACGTTAAATTGACGCCAGCACCTGCCCCGGCACCGCCAGTTATCGTAAGTCCAATGACGCGCGCCGAAGCAATCGAATGGATCAAGAGTATAGCGGCTGCGTTCAAGTCGGAATTTTGTTGCACCGACAAGCATCACCAAGAAGTAAACTTGGAACTAGTCGAAGTTCTCAAATGGATCAAAGAGGAATAAAAGATGTTCAGCCTGACAATCGTTTTCGGACCCGGCCCGATGGTGTGGACGTTGATGTTCAAGACAGAAGAAAAACTAAAATTCGCCCTTGAAGAACTCGCCTTTCGATCTACAGACGGGCACGCTGGCCACAAAGAAGCATTTTGCGTTACGGACGATTTCGGACAGAATTGCGCGATCCGAGATGCTCAAGTTCACGGCTTCATGTCCGAAAATCTCGACGAATCCAAGCATGCCCACATCGAGCGCGCACTTCACCAAGCCCGCACCAAGATCACCGCCGACAAGCTGGCCGAAGTCGATCCCGTCATCAAGGAAGCCGCTCGGCGCCAGCAAGGCGGGATGCCGATGATCCAGCCGATGCACGCAATGCCGGGGCCGAACGGACGCTTTCCATCGTGAACCGGCGCGAATTCATTAAGGGAGCGCTTGCCGCGTGGGCAGCGCTCCCGATTGCCAAGATCACGCCCTCTATCGCGATGATAAGTCCCAACTATCTGGTCGAGCTGACAGCAATAACCCGAAAGGCATTTTTGCCGAGGCTATCGCAATACTGCACGCACACCATCCTTTACCACACAGAAGACGTGCCGCTGGAATTCAACGGATTCCAAATGCTTCTACCGACCTCCACATCCGACATCAACGGCGCCCGCCTCCCAACTGCTTCGCCAGAACCTTCTCGGCCGCCTCCGGATTCTCCGACATCAGCTGCCGAATCATCGCCTGCTTCTCCTTCGCCGCTTCGCGGTTCTGATTGAGCGCATCCTGCACATTCGGAAACGGCATGTTATTGAGAACGTACTCAGCTTGCACCAAACCTTTGGAATGCGCCGCCATGATCAATTGCGCGTTCTCGTCCGAGAAGATCGGCGATGAAGAATGCGAATCCACGGTGACACGCCAATCCTCGGGCATGTCGGTCAGCTTGAATTCCGTCTCGCGTACATCCTGAATCGTATCGGCCTTGGTCCAGTAGACCGAATCGTCTTTGGCTTCTTTGATTTCCAACGCGAGATCGCCCGCAACTGCGCAATTGCGCTCGGCGATCAATGCGCGATCGCGCAGCGTCGGCGACCCTGTCTTCATGAGAGTTCCGGCATGCGCTCCCGCTCGCACCCCCTGCTCGCCTTGTCCCTGCATGATCGGCGGAAAGCCCGCGTTGATATCCATCTGCTCGATCACGAACTTGATTACCGGCAACAATTCCGGCGGGAAACTAGGCGTCATGTCCTCGATCTTGGAATTAGAATCGAGGTTGCCGAACCCGGCCATTCGCATCTGGCCGTACAGTTCATCGGTGATACGATTCTCGCCGACAAAGAAAAGGATCTTGTCGACCTGGACCCCGATCAAACGGCGCATGTCGTCCAGCAAACCAGCCAGGAGCGACTGCGGCTCAGCCATGTTGACGAGTTCAGACTTGCCCCAGAACCATCCAGAAGTCTCGTTGACCTGTATCGACCGATACGGTTGGCAATGCGACATAAGCCCAAGAAGATTGGAATGCTTGAGCACCTTCCCGCCCATGGCGGGAGGCGAAATCAAAATATCCGGCTCGATCAACTGAATCGTGACGTAATCATCCTGCCCCTGCACCCACAACTCGTGCATAGTCACCGTCTCGGCAGCGACTTGCGGCCCCATGATCTGGAACGAACCCCCGCTCGACACGTTAACCATCCCTCCCGGAAGCGTCCCCGAGAATCCGTTGGGATTATTAGTCTGGAGCTGACTGGTCGAAAGCACCTGGTGAAAGAACGACTGGTTCGCATCCTGCGTCTGCCCCGGTGCAGCGTGCGCGCGGATGCGCTCGAACAGCTTGACGGCGTTATCCTGATGCCAAATGCGGCGCCAAACTTCAGGAAGCGTCAACGATGTCGTCTCGCAGAGCGCTTCCTGGAGCGAAATGTCGGACTCGGATTCCTTGTAGACTCCAAAATTCCACGGCATGACCAACTTGGCGTATTGCTTGGAAACTTCACCTTTGCCCTCGGATTGCGCCCACTGCTTGAGTCCGCACCAGCCGTATTTGAGGGCCTCGAACACGCCGCGACCAAAGAGGATATCGGTCGACGATCGGTCCCACTGACGTGTCAACTGCAAAGCAGCGACACGAGCCTGATCCAAGTTCTTCTTGGGATACATCCGATCGAAATCGACCGAGAATTTGAGTTCGACCGGCGAGAAAATGTGCGCCGCCGCGCGCGCTAAGTGCGGATCGATCTTGTTGATCAATGCCTTCTGACCGTCATAACGACCAGTTTCGGCGATCTGGTTGAGGCTCATATAATAAGCCGAACGCGATGCTGCCGACACCCGGCACTGCTCCACCATCTGCCGAGCGAAGGTGCGAAGCGCGTTGAGTTCGGTCGGGACTTCGATCATTTTATACTCGGGGCCTGTAATTCGCGGCAAACATCTCATTCGCCGGTCGACTGACGGTCGCGTCAGGCCCCATGCGCTCACCGTGCGCCTGATTGAGCGTGCGTTGCATCTTGGCGCCCACATTAGGCATAATTGAGCCTTTAACCCCCTCTGCAATGTGCCCGCTCGCTACGCCGGCTCCAAAATGCAGCCCCGCTTCGCCTCCACCTGCACCAAAACCGAACATGGAATTGGGATTCACCGCGGCGATGGCATCCATCTGCCGGGTCACGTCGTTATCGACCGGTATCGCGGCAATGTCCCCCTGCTTCATATTGTCGCGGAGGTTGGTGATTTTCAAGCCCGACATCTCGGACGGCGAGCAGCCCGCCTGCTCGGCGGCAGCATACATCCGGTCTTCGGACGACTTTTCCATCGCCCTGTAGACGCCGTCGCTACAACGTGTTGAAAAGCTTAGAATATTCGGTACGACGACATCGGCGTCATCGCGATCGTGGCCAACATAGGCGCCGCACTCGGGGCAATCCCTGGGGTAGGGCTCCGAGACCGCGAGCCAGCGAAACTTGGTCTTGCACATAGGGCAGCGGATGACGACGGCCATCAATACCTCCGAATCAACACTTCCTCGATTGCTGCCCGACGCTTCACAAGCATGATTTTCAGCTCCTCATCTACACTTGGCGGCACCTTCGTATCCCCCGAAAGCCAACGTCGCACCGTACGATCGCTGACCGATAGCGCCTTCGCCAACTCAGTCTGCCAACGAACCCCAAATAGCAACTCTCCGAATTTGCGCAGACGATTCGACACCATCGACGCCTCCGACTTGTTACAGGCCGCCGAAGCCAGTAAATTGACCCTGCACCATCAGTGAGTTTACCACAACTTTATCCATATGAGTCTGGCGTGGAGACCCGTTCCACAGTTCTTCCCGAGTTTGCACCAAAGTGCCGACTTTAGCACCGCCAATTTCTTGCGACACCCATGGCGGATTCTTAACAACCTCTTGCACCGCTACCGGCACCGCAGTAAGCCAACCGAACAACGTTCTACGATTCAACACCTCAATACCTCCGACCTTGTCCGTAACGCCATGCTTGCCGATTCATCGCCACGGCCTCCTGCCGGCGCGCAGCGCCCTTGGCCGCGAAGAAATTGTCAAGGTTATTCTGATTGAAAAGCGCCACCTGGTCAAGAATCGACAGACGCTGTCGGGCTTCCTCCGCGGCGCGCGTGCGGCGCTGCCCGACGAGCCCTTGCCGGATCTTGGTCGCCCAGTAGTAATTGGCGAGCGCCATCGCCACCGCGCGATCGTCACGAAGCGAGGTCGGAGCGCCAATCGAATCTCCATCGCGCGAGATCGATCGCAATTCCTCGATCAGGTCGAGCGAGCGGATACGAAGCTTGCCGGCCGAGGCGATATCCCGGAGCTGCTCCATGATCGTGATCTTCAAACGCGTATTCGTGAGCCAGTGATAATTGTATCCGGCGCCCATCGAATCCGGACGCGTGTATATGTAAGTCCGTACATTCCTGAAAATGTTTGCGAGTCCCTGCTCCTCTACGGATTTGCGAGCGCTCGGCGAGTTCTCGATATAGAACTTCAAAGCTTTGATCTCGTTGAAGACGGCGGTTCCAGGACCGTTGAGTTCGAGGATGTATCGGCACTCGGCCCGAGGACTGGCGCCGTACCAACCCATGAGTGCGGCCAAGGTCCATGCGAGGTGTCTTGTAGTTTGAAGGGGCCAGGCGTACTCGGCGACTTGATCAACTCCATCGGCATAACATCGGAGCACCTCGATAGCCGAGTTGCAGTTATTCTCGTTTTCTCCGTAGGCGGGATCGAGTGCAAAGACATATACTCCCTCCGAATTAGGCTCCTCCCACACCTTCAACTCCGTCGAAGGGAGGTTGTTGGCGCGATAAACCTTCATGTCGACGAATTCCTCGCCGGCCACGAAAAGATAAGGCTGGAACTTCTTGTTGACGTACTTGTTGGTGATGTCGGTCAGGTTGTTGGAAGCGAAGAAAACCGAGCCGGTTTGCTGGAAGCTCTCTTCCTCCGTCCAGGGCTGCTCCTGAATTCGCAGCGCATTACCTTCAAAATTAAAATCGCTGCCCTCCTGATCCGCCTGCCCGAGGCTGGGATTCATCTTGCGGCGATACCAGGCAAGCTGCTCGATATCGACATCAACGTCGTACCGTTCCTTCACCTCCTTGATCTTGGCTGCTTCCTTGGCGGTCGGAGGATCCTTGGCGTAAAGATGATAATCGATATCGGCAGGCGTGATGCGCTGCGTACCCTTGCTCCACCAACCGAGGAAAATGCACTTACAGTGCATGGGATCGCTGCGCGCATCCTTCCAAAGCGTCCACCAGCGATTAAAACCGCGTGCCGTCGATTCGTAGATGTAAAGCCGGTCAGGGTTGATGTCGGAGAGCGAGTTCTCGAAGGCTTCGAGACCTTCGTCGTTATCCCAGGAACAAAGCTCGGACAAGTGCGCCACGGACAGACCGACCGATCGCCCGAGCGTTCCCGACGTCTTGGACTTCTTGACGCCGGCCGACATGAACAGAACCTTGGAATCGTTGGCAAGCGCCAAGCCGGTGCGGTTGTTCGAAGTGATGGCAGGAAAGCGAAGCGCGGGCGGAAGGTCGTTGATCATTACCTCCAGCTCGGCGCGGGACTCGGACTTATTCGAATCCGTGTCGAAGACGATCGCACCCTTTAGCCCCTTGTGCACGCCAAGGAAAAATATGATCAGAGCGCGGATGATCGTCGAGATGCCGAGCTGACGGGACTTGAGAATATAAATCTTGTGAATGCCGGCTTCGAGAGCGTCAAAAATCTGGGTGATGACATCGATCTGTCCCTGGTACAGGTTGTCGCCAAGGCAAATCTGCCCCGCGTCCTTCGAATTAACGAAGCAGCTGCGAAGGTAAATGTAGAACGCAGTCTCGACGCGGTCTCGTTTAAGTGCTGACCAGCCTGCCATTCCGGCAGGTTAGCAGGTCAACGGAACCCCTGCAACCGACGCTGCTGGTCCTTGAGTTCCTCCAATTGAAGCTGGAGCTTCGTCTGGATCGTCGAATAGAACTGGGCGAGATCGCCCTTGGGGTCCACGACCAGGAACTCGATCGGATCGACACTACCGGGAGGTACGATCACGCACGCGCCGCCGAATTCCGCGGGATTGCGCTCGATGCGGTCGGCCATGGCGCGGAACCGATCCGCCAGCTTTCGGTCGAGGGCCTCGATGAGGGGTTGGCCGTCGTTCATGTCAACCTCTCTTTGTGCTTCTCGACGACCTTCGCGAGCTTCTTCTGAACTTGCTCGTCGAGCTTCGCGCCTTCAATATCGAAGCATCGAGCCAAGAGTTCCAGGTACACGCGAATATCGGCAAGCTCGTCCCTGATTTCTTCCGTGAGATCGGCGCCGTCCCGCCACCGCTTCTTAATCATGTTAGCGAGTTCGCCGGCCTCTCCGCACAAGGCCAGTGCTAGAAATCGTTCGTCCTCGGAGGCATATGAAGGAAACAGGTGTTTAGTCATGCGCTCGTGCAACGAGTAGATATCGATCATGCCGTATCCTTTCCAGCCTCTACCGCCAGACGCAACTCGCGCCCGTATTAATTCGTACGCGATCGACGCTTTTTCGAAGATCATCGCTTGCGTCGTAATCACCGATAGCTGTGTCCATAATATGGTTTTATCTCGCTATTGAGCATTGCCCCAACCGAAGGCGCATTGGCAACGCGGAGCGCCACATCCTCGGGCACACCCTCGTAAGCGGAGACCTTGCCCGATTTAGACCAAGTTATGAGCAGCTCGCCTGTGTCAGAATCAAATCCGACCTCGCTGACGACGGACGAATAAACGGATTGGGACCAGCTCATGTCACCTCCTCGAACTTGTCGAGAATGACCTTGGATTTCCCCGTACCCATGTGATCACTCATGGAGTGGCTTCCCAAATCGCGACAAAGATGAGCGTGCAAACAAGCGCCGTAGCAAGAATAGCAATGATGATGCCTGGGGCGTGCGAAGGTTCCTCAATCTTGTGGCTTATTTCAGCAATAACTTCCGGTGATATTCCTCGGAACCGCAATTCATCTTCGATAGTTTTTTTCGTCTTTGCCATCCAATTCTCCTCATAGCCGTTGGCCTCCCCGATCGCGCGAAGCCTTCCCGAGCGTCCGCCGGCAAAGTTACCACCACCACACGCCGCACCGCCACCCATTTTGCATAACTCCTGTTTTGGCTACACCACTACAGCTCCACAAACCGCGTCGTCTGCGGCTTGGCCAAATACAATTTTTCCCTGGCCCGCGACATTAACGCCTCCTAAAGGTGCCGTCTCTCCGGCTGTCACGACTACGGCGCGCTGCAGACCTTCCTCTCAGTCGAACCGCCTTCGCGTCTGTTACCCTGCCAACCTAGTTGGTCGTCGTTCACCGCGGCCATATCGTGGGCAGTTCACGTCCCGTCGCTAGCGGTTCCTCACGACGGGCTTGCCGGATTCGAAACCCCGCGGCAGTATCACTTTAATTTCTCTCTCTTCAAGGCGTCGGCCATGATGTCGCGTACTATCGGGAAAAGTATATCGTCAGTATCCTCAATCGTCTCGTCCGAAAACGCAAGAAACGGAATCTTCATGATCTTGCGATCCGGCAGCGGCTCCATCATCGCGTTGACCCGGCACAGCACGATCCGACGCCGATTTCGCGCGTGCTCACCCAAAGTCCAGAACTCGCCCTCGCATTCGTTGTTATAGGCGTTACGAATATGAAAGAACCTGTCGGGATGGTGCTTGAAGTAGACGCCGTCCGCGCGTTCCCACAGCTTCGCAAGGGCTCTGTCGTTCACGGCGGAATATCCTCCCACGCACCATGCACCTTCATCTCGGTCGAAAAGAGGATGTGCATGTTCTCCGGGCCGCTCAAACAGTGCCCGCGATCGATGAACGACGGTCGGCTGCCGTCATCGTGCAGCATGAATGCCGAGTAGCCCTTGCTCGCCATGTAATCGCGCAATTCCAACTGAGACGATCCGAATTCACGAAGGGTGCGATCATTACACTCACAGGTGATGAAGTCGATTCCCTTGATCAGAATATCCTGCGCGCCGACTAGAGCGTGTTCCTCGGCGCCCTCGATATCGAGCTTCAGCAAGCGACAAGGATTCTCGTACATCGAACACCAGCGATCCAGCGTGAGCCCGTTGCAAGGAATCTTGCTGATCTCGCCTTCGACCGGCATGAGGCTGCATAATCCGGTATCCGGATGTACGTGCAGGACAACTTCCGAATTCTCGCTCCACAGGGGACGATTTACCGCGTTCACGTTCTCCATGCGGTTAAGGGCGATGTTGGCGCGAAGCTTGTTGAAGTTGGTCCACTGGGGCTCGAACGCCTCGACATGACCGCGCTCGCCGACGAGACGCGCCATCAGAAGAGTAAAGAACCCGATATTAGCGCCGCCATCGATCGCGAAATCGCCTTGCCTCAGCACGCGACGCATGAGATGCACGACCTCGGGCTCGCAGGCGCCGTTGTGGCGAAGAAACGCCGCAGTGTTGGCATCCGAATGGAACTCGGGATCCCACGTCATGTCGAACGTGACGCGCTTCCCGTTAATCGTCATGTCGACGTGCATCGGGGGGTGCACAATCGAGCGTTTGGCAGCAAGCGCGTTCGCGAATGCTTGATCGCGCTCCTGCGTCTCGCGCTTGTAAGCCTCGCGACCTTCGATCGTGATGCAGTAATTGTGCTCGCTGTGCTTGTACATCAGGCCGCGCGCAGTCAAGGATTCGACAGGCGCTTGCCAGCGGCCGATCGGCGCCATCGCCATGCCTTCAGAAGCGATCATCAAGACAGCGAGTTCGTCGTCGGTCATGTGTTTTCTCGCACGCTGAGAACTTCCCAATCGGGGGTATCGAGAATCTGTCCTTCCTCCCCCTCCAAATTAATAGCCTTCAATTTAGCCTCATCCACAGTACGCGCTTCGACATAAAATTCCTTAATATGAGTGACCCTCATCCTGACAATATAATTATTGTCCTTATTTTTCGACTTCATATCACTTCCCCTTCAAACGCTCCCGCAAAGCAAGCGCAATCTCATCGAACACCGGCCCCCAGCGCATGTCCTCCCCTTGCTTGAACACGCGATGCTTCGACCAGACCTGGTCCTTGCCGTCGATCCCGAGCCGGTAATCCAGCCCGAGGCGCGAGTACGGAATCCAGCACTCAGTCCCCGCCAGAGCGGCAATGTGCGCCAGAGCGGACTCGCAGGATATCACGAGATCAAGCTTCTTGAGAATCGATATCGTGTCGACGACGTCGCGAACGTAAGGAGAGAGGTCGCGGACGAAGGGCGTCCCATGGACATCATAGAGCTGTTGCCCATGCTGGCCCACCTGAAGCCCGTACAGCTGGATACCCGGCACCTGCACGAGTTCGAAGAACTGTTCGACGGGGATGCTGCGATGCACATTGATGTCGTTGAGCGGAGAGCCGGCCCACGCGATCCCGATATGAAGCTTGCGGTCCGGCACCTTCCAATTCATCGGAAGAGGGACAACGGGGTAGCTTATGTGCGGTGCTTGTCGGATTTCTTGCGTCGTGAGACCGAGCGCAGTCGGGAGGCTGACGAAGGTCGTCCACGCGTCCGCTTCGGGGAAGGGAGCGGGCTTGGGGATGATGTTAAAGTTGGGAATTCCAACGAAAGCGTGCATGAACAAACGGACAAGCTCGGGTTGAACCATAAGATGTAAGTAGCGTGCCTTTTTTGCAGCTGCCGGGATAAAGCGCGCAAAGCTGATGGTGTCGCCGAGACCCTGATCAGCATCGACGTAGACTGTTTTGTCACTCTCGCCCTCCCATTGCGGATAAGGAAACGCCAAGTAAGACCGAAGCTTGTAGCGGAATCTGACCTCGAACCGCTTGAGCCCTTCGGACAGCCTGCGCGACTGCAGGAGCGCGAACGCATAGGCAAGCTCCACAATCGAGTCATTGGGCATCAAGTCCCACGCGCGCTCGGCGGCCGGCAACGCCAAGTCCATGCGATTTAACTGCATATGGATATGCGACAGATTCACCCATCCGTACTGCAAGTTTGGATCGATCGCCAGCCCTTCCTCGGTGATCTTGAGCGCTTCGTGCAAGCGCCCGAGCCCCCAAAGACGGTAGCCGATGTTCACCATGCACTTGGCCTTGATGCCGATATCCAGATTGTCGCATTCCAGGGCGCGATACCAACAGGCGAGCGCTGCAGGGATCACGCCGAGATCGGAGTGGTTGCAGCCGGCCTGATAGAACGCCTGTCCCCACGTCGGGTCGGTTTGGCAAGCGGAAGCAAACAAATGGAGCGCATGCTCCAAGTGCTTCGGATTGTCCTTGTCAGCAACGGACGCCTCCGCTTGATTGTAGAAAACGAGCGCTTGCTGGCGGTCGCCCATCAATACTCTCCCCACACTTCAATTTCTCCGACTTGTTCGATCTTATCCGCGACCTCCGCAAAAAACGGATCTCGCGCAGCGACAGCCATTGCGCGCAAAACAACGATATGCCGCTCCGAGATATTACTGCCGCACGCCTCTAACAACGCATTCAAGGAATCTGATCGTCCCGATTCGAAATGTTTGGTCCCTTTAGTAGGTCGCCAGCAAATCGTAACGCTCATGTCGCCGCCTCGAACACATTCTCCATCTCCCCGCGATCCGGGTTGCCGGGCACGTTCGCCCGCTTGGCCGCTTCGCCATGCAGCATGCGCCACACGGTCATGCGGTTGTACGGCTTGCCGTCGCGCCCCAGTATCCCCTCCCCCGCCAGCCGCGCCGCTATCCGTGCACAGGTGGGATTGTCTTCCGAAGCGTGATAGCGCATTCGCCGAAGGTGCTCCACCTCGGCTTCGTCGCGCACGAGAATGGACTTTGGGCCTGTCCCGATTTTTCGGTAGCCGATCGGCGTCGGGCCGCCAATGTGCCCGCCGCGGGCCTTCTTGCCGAGCTTGCCGACCGTGATGCGCTCGTGGATGCGCTCGCGCTCGAACTGGGCGAAGGCAGCGAAGACGCTGAAGATGACGGTGGCGACCGGGCTCTCGGCCACCGGCTCGATCCCGAGGTCGCACAGGATTAAACCGATCTTTTCCTTCTTGAAGCGCTCGATCGTCGCCAAGGCGTCGGCGCCGGAACGGAAGATGCGATCCATCTTGGCTGCGACGATGCAATCCCCCTTCTTGGCCGCGTCGAGAAGCTCCTTGCCGCCGGGACGCTTATGAAGAGGAATCGACCCAGAGACGCCTTTGTCGGTGAAGGCTTGGTAATCGTACTTGCCGGTAGAGGATCGAATCTGAGCGATAGCCTTGCACTTGTCGAGCTGCTCGCCGATGCTGGTCTTGTTGGGACCGGCTTGGTCGAGGGTCGAAGTTCGGGCGTAGGCGATGAGCATGAATCCCTCCATGTAGTCACCGTCACTACACTACTTCCCGCGCTTCGTCAAGCGCATCGCAACCCGGTCGATCCCTTCTTCGAGCGCGATCCGGGGCTTGTACAGCCGGTGCATCTTATAGATGTCGGCTACGCGCCAAAAGACGCCTTCGGGTTTGGACATATCGAAACTAAATATCGGAGCGGATTCAGTATTATAATGTTGCTTACAAGCTATCGCTGTCAATTCTGTAAACGAAGTCGGAATCCCGCTCCCGATATTGAGAGAATCGCCGGCTGGAAGCGTCTCCATCGTCTGCAGGACGCATTCGACGATATCGTCGATGTGGATGAAGTCGCGAACCTGATCGCCGGAGCCCCAAATCTTTATAGGGTTCTCACCGGCCACAACGCGCCTGATGATCGAAGGGAAGGGATAATCGAGACTCTGATCCTCGCCATATCCAGAGAACGGACGGTAAATCTTTACATCGGCACCGTAGTCGTGCACGGCCTTCTGCGCAAGGAACTCGCCGGATAACTTGGACCACCCATAAGTCTGGTCGGGCATGCCGATCCGATTACCGTCAAGATTAACGTAGCATTCGGCAAGCGCAACATGCTTCTCGCGCGCCTGAAGTTCAATCGGATAGACGGCAGAAGACGAGAAATACACGACGAGCGGCTTGCGCTTCGCCTTGACGATCCAAGAGAAAAAGTCGCTGTCGATCGCGAGATCGGTTGCGACCGCCAAGGGATCGCCATCGATCTTGAGGCGCCCGCCGACGACCGCGGCGCAGTGAATGATCAGGTCGTATTTATCGGGAATTCGCGCAACGAGCCAATCGCGCAAATTGCTTTTGGAGAACTCCCAATTTCGAGGAAGCGCGGCAGCGCTCCAATCGCCGCGAGTCGAGAGGTTATCGACGAGAGTCAGCACCCAACCGTCGTTGGACAGGCGCTGGGCGAAGTGTCTTCCGACAAAACCATGGCTGCCGAAAATCGCCGCTCGCTTCGTCATGCGACCGGCCAAAGTTTGGAATGATCGAACTCGTAGGGGACCAAAGGCTGCGGTTCCTGACACGACAGGCCGTAAAGGCAAGCGGAACCAGCCAGCACCGTCAACTTTAGCGGACGCCAAGACACCTGTGTCGGGCACACCACCTGGGTAATCTGGTTCGACGCCTCAGGGAGAAGCGTGGGACGAACGGTGTAGTTGGACTTCGCATCGGATATCTCGATCTGACCGCCCTTCTCGCCGCCCATCGCCATGAAGCGACACGCGCCGGAAACGAAACACGAGAAAGAAGCGCCGGGGAATCCTCTCGCAGCAAAGCCGCCGAGGCCGGGAGACCATTTGAGATGCCAGTCGCCGATCCAATCGGAACCTCGAAGGCCGTCGAGCTGGTGCGCGAAGACGATCTCGACGCCGTCGTCGCCTCGGAAGCGCGTGCGCGGGCCGCCGATATCGAGCTTGCCTTTCCGAATCAAAGCCGTGCCGTCCACGTAAGTCTTAAACGCTACGTCGTTGCGCCGATCCTCGACGGGGGCATCGGCGATCTTGAGACCCTGCTCGGAGAGCGAAGGCTTCTGACCGATCATCTCGACGGGAGATGGAACCAAAGCGAGAGAGGCGAGACCGCGCGACGCAAGCATCGCATCGTTCGACCAGTCGGGCGTGATCCAGTGCTCATTCGTCTTGAACGCCCAATACGTCCCGATGTCTATCCCGCAAAGGCGAGCGAAGACACGGCGATTCTCGGTCGTCCAGGCGGTGCGGAAATTACGAAGGGTCAGCTCGGCGGCTTCTCTGGTCAGGATTTGCATGCCCCAGCCGATATTATGCATAAGAGCATACCCATCTCGTTGCACAAGAATACGATCGGTATATGCCCTCGCGGAAACCGCTCCCACAGAAAGACCGTCGGCTTCGCCGCGCTTGAACAGGGCCATTGCCGGTCCGAACCAATCGGGATGTAGAAGGACGTCATTTTCGACGAGGCCAATGAATTCATAACCTTGCTCCAGTAAAGTTGTTAAGGCGTAAACTACCGCGGGATCAGCGCCACCGCACACATTCAGTCTCACCTGTGAAAATTGGTAACGCTCGTGAAGCTTATGACCCTTTGGCGTATCGCTGCCATCGAACCACCAAAGGTCAAAATCTTTTGAGCCAAGCAGCGGCTTAACCGAACATTCGGTCAGTTCACACCGATCTTTTGTCAAAAAAGCAATAGCTGTTTTTTTCACGCCGCGAACTCCCCATAAATCTCTCGCATAGCTTTTTCTCGGGCCGCATTTGCCTCTTCGGGGCTATCAAAAATACCGATGTATCTCGTCCCCTTACCACCGGCTTGCGCGACCCACTTATTCTTATTTTTGTGCTTGTGAACGCCGTAAAAACCGCTCGGCGGTAACGCACGTTCGCGATTAGCGCCATTCTGCGCTGGTGTCGCTGCACGCAGATTACTCCAACGATTGTTTCCTTTATCGCGATCCGAATGATCTATAATCCGCGGCGGTTCCTCACCAGTTATCATTTTCCAAATGACACGATGCGCCGCACAGTACATATTGTCCAGATGCCCCGCTCGGTAACCCTTGGAGCTAACGCTGAAAGCCTCACACCCGGCAAACCGAGTGTTCCACATCTGCGCTACTTCGCTGCTTGGAAAATGTTCCGCCGGCCGATATTTCCAATATAGCTTTCCTGTCTCTCGCTCGTACAAGAAGCATTCCATTAGATAGTGAAGTGATGGAAGCTTTCGCAACTTCATTTCATCACCTCGTCGCAGTCATCGCACCATGCGAGGCCCAACTCCTGCAACTTGCCGCGCTCGGGCATCCAGTCGGGGAGGTTGGTGAACATGACGCGCAGCATGCCAATGGCGGACTGGGACTTCGTAAACGTAAATCCGTCCAACCACGCAGCGAACTCCAAAATATGTTCAGAAGCCCATTGCTCATCAGCAAGGTCTTTCAACAAATTATGAGGATTCCGCTGCTGTAGAACGAACGGCTGCCCGAAATGGACGTGATAGCCGAACTCTCGCATAACCCGTTGCGCAACAAGTCCCGCGTATATGTCATCTCCGCGCTTATACGCGGGCACCATCAAGAAACAAGGGGCAAGTTCGCGGACGAAAGCAATGTTCTGAGAGTTGAGAGGTGCATAGGTCTCCTTCGGATCAGCGACGATGCCGGCGCGCAGAAGCTCGCTGACCTGATGCACCTCGGGGCGCTGCGAGATGCGGTCGACCGCGGAAGTGTCGGGATCCCCGAGGATCGTGCCTTGGGCGACGCCGATCCGGGCGCCGGTCACCGCATAAAAACTCGCGAGACCTTCACCAAACTCGTGCTGCGGAAAACCGCGCTGAACGACACGGGGGAAACAAAGCGACGCCGGATCGAACCAATCGCCTAGCGATTGGGCCTTAATCCCATAAAACGTACCATCGAATGCCGAGGTAAAATCCTCGAAATAGCGAGTATTCAAAGGAATATTATCGTCATCGATCGAGACGATGAGTTCCGCGCCCCATTTGAGGGCTTCGAGAAGAGCAATGTTGCGGCGGGCGATCGTGTTCCAACCAATCAATTTGTCGCACGCATGCGACGTCTCTCCGATCCGCATGCAATTCGGAAGGTTCTCGCAAAAATCCCACGCTTCCTTCGGAGTCTTATCGTCCATCGCGACGAAGAACCGCACATCCGAATCATGCGCGCGATAAAGTGCGAGCACTCGCGGAACGTTGATGGTCGTGGTGATTAATCCAACTTTCATTTTATATGCTCTTCCGGTAGAGGCGACGCAACTTCTTTCTTCTCCTTGATCTCCAACCACTGCTTGAGGATCATCTGGATCAGCCCAGTGAGCGAATAGCGCTCGCGATCGGCGAATTTGCGCAGACGCTTCTTGTCGTGCTCGGTCAGTCGGATCGATGTCGGGTATTCGCGACGGGACAAGGCGGCTCCCAAGAAAAAAGGCGGCCGGACTGCGGTGGGGGACACGGAGGTTGGCCCGGCCGCCTTGGGACAGAACCCTCTCGGTCGAGGCCGAGCCGGAGGGCCGAGGGAAATGTAGTGCCGGCGACTACAAGATGTCAAGGGTTGATCTTATGAACTCGGCTGCGACTTGCGGGACGATCGCGTTGCCGTAGGCGCGCAACTTAGATGCTCTCTTGAGTACCCCATGAGCCAGCGGGAATGATCCGGGCTCAACTGGCCGCGCTTTTCCGTCGGTGCAGGGGAGCCAGTCGCAGGGGGACCAGAAGGACTCTCGTGACTCCCATGCGCGTCCGGGAATCCGCGCTTGTTCGCTCTCGGCGTGCTCCACGCCGCCTTCGCCGCATCCGCGCTCAACGCGCCGTTCGCTTGGTTCGGGCCGCCCTTGCTGCCGTCCGTCGCGCGGGGGGTGTTCCAAGTTGCCAACGCCACCGTCTTGCGGGAGTTCGCTAAGCCATTGAAATGACGAAGCGTTTTGATAATTTGACAATGTTCTCAAGGAGTTATATATAGGATGGGCGTTGGGGGTCGTCACCGCGCCAACGGCGACGCCCCTTCGGCGCAGACTTCTATGGCATGTACCACCTCGGTTCTGGGCTCCATTGCCCGCTGACGTGTCACTGCTTGCTGACTTCCTAGGTTGGCTAGACCTAGGTATTTCGATTCACCAAAGGGCTTTCACCCTTCGGTGGTGGCTTTTGAAACGCCTTCCGAGGGAAACCCGGAGGGCGTTTCATCTTTGCGGACAAGGCGGATTTTTCCTTTGCCCGCTTTTTTCACTTTTCCACCTTTCACAAGGCGGCGAACCATCGTGTAGTAGTAGGCACCATTATTCTTATCGAGCATTGCCTGGAACTTGGGGACAGCACGAAGCGCCTTCTGCAGCTCATGGTGCCGAACAGCCCCATGAAAACCGCCGAGAATGCGGATTGATGCGTCCCCCATGCTTTCACCGAGCGTATGGAAAGGGCCGGGCTTGGCATCCCGGCCCTTCAACCCTTGGCCCACCACAGGCAAGAGGAGGTTCGGACGATGACGGCCAAAGCCTAGTCAGGGGCTCTTAAAGCCCCTCGCAGGGCCTTTTTGAGCACCATTCCGGGTCCGGCCGAACTCCGGCCCGGGATGGCCCCTTGTAGCATATTAATTTGGGGTCAGCAAATGAACGACCAGCGGGCCGCCCGGCCCGTATGACGCCGCGATAGACGCATCATCGGGTAAGAGTGAACGAGCCATAAATTTGAGGCATCGCGATCGGAGGCGCCGTATCGGGTGCCGGGTTCCGTACCACTGTATTCGATGGGGATGCGTCTATGCTGTGGACCATGCCAACCGCTGCGGCGGGAGCGCCGGCTAAGTTATCGTGTGGCACATCACTGCGCACGTCGTCTCTCGGATTCGTTGCCATGACATGCCCTCTCGTAGCTCTCTGGTCTGCTGCTCTTAAAAAGCGGCTAATTCGAGGCAAACGTTTATCCTTTCAAGTTCAACAGTTTGCCGGTCTTTTTCGTAGGTGCCCTAGCGGGTCAGCAAGGTCGCCATCGAGCGCTCCCATCCTGATTTTTGCAGCCATCATCAGCATCCAGGCTGCATCGTCTCGTTCGCCGCGCGCTTCGGCGCGCGATGCGCAAGTGATCAAGAGTTCGACGCGTTCGTCGTTAGACAGCGCATTCCATTTACCGACGCTATATCTCAACGCGCGCTCCGCTTTCCGCATTACGACAGAAATTGTGTAGGTTGAAGATAGCATGAAACGGACACCTTTACAAAAACCTTTTTGGGGGGACATGAGAGGGTGCCACCGAATCCGTTTTGAGCGTGGGCCGACGGCCTGGCGATACTGACCGGTAAGTTTTGCACTACCGCGAGTGCTCGTACGATCCTACACGCAACAGTAAACTACCCTGGTACAGATCACTAAGTCGTGATCAACCCCTCTTTCACCTGCGCTCGATTGTCGCACCGCAGTATTTAGATACCGGTGATTATTCATCTATATGAATGAAAACGCAAATTGGTTAATTATATCAATGAGGGTTGTAACAGTCTTTTAAGAGGGTTACAGATGGGATCTGGGTTGCATACAACCGGTTGATGGTGAAGGTGAAAGGCATGCTGCAAGTAGACCAGGTCGAGCGGGCGACGGTCGAACGACGGCCGCGTTGGTGGCGAATAAAAGGCGCTGAAGCCAAACGTGAATTTTTGCTCGCCGTGCAAGCGAGCGACTATCAAAAGCACCCGGAATCACTCGCCGCGAGCACCAAAAACACCGCAATCGAGCGCGCGTCGCATAGGTTAAAACTCGGCTGGATTACTTGGCGATGGCCGGCATTTGTTAACTGGCGCCGAGGCCTCTCGAACCCCCCGCAATGGGTTGCCAAAGTGATCGCAGACCAGCTCCGCGCCAATGCTGCGGCCGATCTAGCGCTAGCGGACGCGGTGGAAAAAGCAGCCAGCTCCGGACCCGGACAAGGGCGCGCGGGCGCAGTCACGTTGCGAAAATGGCACGCCCGACAAAAAATGGAGCGCGAAAAAGAAAAAGCGGCCGAAGCCGCTCTAAGAGCAAAAATTGAAAGTGAAGGTTAATGGCAGTGATTAACGCGACTTGCGCAATCGCACCAGCTGACTCCAATCCGAACCATAGCGCCCGTGATAAGTCGCGCCATTATTACCGCTAACCGTGACACAAGTAATTCGAGCGCCAAAATTATTGCGGTGTACGCTTGATGCTTTAATCTCGCCAAGCTCGGCACCCAACCAAGTCGCAACCTTGGTGCCTGTCACATAAGCACAATGCAGTTCCGGCTTCGTGCTCCACAAAGCCAATTCTTGTGCTTCCAACGCCTCGTTATGCGCTTGAACGTCGACCGGACCATCAACGCGGCCATCAGGCGCGAATCGCTCGCCGACATGTTCGAAAATATAACCCGCCGAAACCAGTGTGTTCATTTCCCTTACTCCCCATTGCGACGGGACCGCCCCGCGCCATGACAACAGTTAAACCACTAAAAATTTCGTGCGTCAAGCCCCTTGCTAACAGTTAAACATTGTGCTAGGGTCTTGCTTGCGAGCGAGCGAGAGACGCCGCGAATCAGAAGGAATCGGGAAATGAATCGAGTTTGCATCTATGATCGTAACGGCTGGCGCCTGACTAGCTACGGCAACGGTTGGGCGTATTTGCTTGAGGATACTGAGGCTGATTCGCATAAGTCGGCTTGGTTCCAAGACGACGATGCGACGGAATTTGCGTCGCAAGTGATGAGCGAAGACGGTTTCATGGTTGACAATTGCGAAGAGCGTTTTGCCGACTATTCCGAGGTTATGACGAACGCCTAAAGGGCCGGCGATGCCTTACCCGAGAGTGGAGAGACAAATGACCAAATGCACAATCAAATGGATCGATAAGCAAGGTAACCCCACGCCCGACAACAATGACGCGATAATGCTGGTGCGCACTAAACATAGATTTGAGCAACACCATGGGCTCGCGCTGGAATTTGGGAGAGCAAACGGCTGGAATGCACAGAAGCGTGATTGCTCTTGCTGCGCATCTTCGCAGTGCGCAGTGACGGCAATCAAGCCGGGTGGAGAGACAAAAATGACTGATATCATGCACCGATATAGCAATCCCCGCATGGAAGCGACAATCGATAATTGGCCCCATGGGTCCAAACGCGTAACCGCTAAATTCCATATAGAAATCGACACCAAGCGCGGGCAGCGCGCCGTCCGGATTACCACGGGCGCGCCGAAGAAACTCACGTTCGCTAAGCAAATGCGAATTGTTGATGGCGCCGATGGCCGCACCTATATCGCTGCGCTAACAGAATACGGACATATAACTATATGGCGCGGCGATATGAAGTACCACGAAGAAACCTTCTTTGAGCGCGATTACCATTTCACGGCATTGCGCGATCTGCTGTTTGGAGTGTAGTGACTTGACCATCTACATCATATCCACAATCGCAATCTGGCTGTTCCTGGTCGGGTTCGCGGCAATCATGCAGGTGAAGCGATGACTAATACCTTCTGCGCCATCAAGCTCGACACAATCCCCGGAACCACGATCCTGCGTCTCACGAGAGACTGGCATTACGATGCCGGCGTTCTCCCTCGCGGCACTGAGGTCCAGCCATTCGCTGCCGGACAAAACAATCTGACCAATCGCCACGAGCGCACCGTGATCTGCGATGGCGAGAAATGCACTGGACCATATTGATGACTCCCGCGCAATACCGCGATGCCATCACCCGCCTCGGGGCGTGCAGGCCAACTGAGCAGCCCCGTCCCCTTCGATAAACGGGGCGTAGACGCGTTTTTCAACCTGCCCCGCTACCACCCTAGCCGCCGACACCAAAAACGTGCCAGCGGCCTTCTAAACCGCAAACAGGAGGTACTGCAATGACACGTGACGAAATCTTGTTAGCTATTAAAAACGGCAATTCTCTCGCCCGCGCCAATCTCGCCGGCGCCAATCTCGCCCGCGCCGATCTCACCGGCGCCAATCTCGCCGGCGCCTATCTCGCCCGCGCCAATCTCGCCCGCGCCGATCTCACCGGCGCCAATCTCGCCGGCGCCAATCTCGCCCGCGCCGATCTCGCCGGCGCCGATCTCGCCGGCGCCGATCTCGCCGGCGCCGATCTCGCCCACGCCGATCTCGCCGGCGCCGATCTCGGCAGCGCCTATCTCGCCCGCGCCAATCTCGCCTTCGCCAATCTCGCCCACGCCGATCTCGCCGGCGCCAATCTCGCCCACGCCGATCTCGCCGGCGCCGATCTCGACGGCGCCGATCTCGCCGGCGCCAATCTCGCCGGCGCCAATCTCGCCTGCGCCAATCTTGGCGAGCAATGGATCATACAAGGCGCAACCCGATCGGACGGTTACCAATTCCTGTTGCAAAAACTCACAGCGAACACAGAACCGATGATAAATGCGGGGTGCCGTTGCTTCACGCTGCCAAGAGCGCGCGAGCACTGGCAAGAAACACGCGCGGGAACGCCGCTGGGCGACGAAACCTTTGCAATCATTGATTGCATGGTCGCCTTGGCGAAGGCGCGCGGGTTGATCTGACGCACTGTAGGGGGTTTGTAGGGCCAATGTTGGGGTGGCCCTACAAAAAAATTTATATGTATCAACTCTGTAGTTGGTGTAGGGGGTGTAGTCCCAATAGTAGTAGTACATATTTATATACCAATTGGTTAATAGCCATACCGTTATACCGTTCCCTATTTACCCCACGTTTTATACGCCTCTAGGGAGCCCCCCCAACTACCCCCTACGGCCCCTACACCATTGAAATTAAAGCAAAAAATTTTTTCGGTGTAGGGGCATCGAATTCTGGTTTTCTGTATCATCTGTTAACATACTCCACATGGTAAGATGAAAATCCTTAGCTTTTTCAATAACTTCTTTTACTTTTCAAACAGATAACCAATAACATCGGTGGCGGCATTTCCGAGCGTTGTTGCCGATACAATTGGTAATATAGCAACTACGCTTTTCTAAATAGTAACATTTCGTGTATAACCTTGACTTACTTTTTGGCCGATCCTGACCGGTTTGGGACCATCCCAACCGTTTTTTCGCATGACATGCGCGACTCTTTTGTATAACCATTGAGACTGTTGGTGCGTCGGAATCTGAAGATGGATTTCAATGACGTCGTATGACGAAATTTGCGTGCCCGTCAGGTGCGCAAGTCTGTCTTCCCATGGATCCCGTTCGCGCCGGCTTTCCTGGCGCTCCGCGGCGTCGCCCCACAATCTGGAGTGCAATGATAGCGACGCTCCGCGCTCTTGCAGCAGGGCTTCGGCCCATAACTGGTCTCGATCTCTTCGCAACGCGTCCAGGTCTATCCTGCCGGTTGTAATTGGCCAAAATCTTCTATTTCCAGTTGGTGAAGTGAGGTATAGATGGGGATTGGTGGTGGCGAACAGCACGCATGTCCTCGGTTTATCGACGCGGAAATGCCCGTAGGCGGGCCTGGCGCGGTCCGTGGTGCGACTTGCGAAAGCTTTAACCTTCTCTACCTCCGCTCTCGAATGTCCCTGCAGGTCGGCTATTTCGTACAGCCAGACCCCCTGCAAAAGCTCTTGTTGCCGCGTCTCGTTGGCGTCGAGAATCGATTGGTCCGAAAAATTCTCTCGCCCCGCCATGATTTCGATCGCCGTGCTCTTTCCCGTACCTTCCTTTGCGTCGAACGTAATGATCTGGTCGAACTTGCACCCAGGCTGGAGTATCCGCCGCACGCCTGCGAGCAGGCAGAGCCGACTGACTTCCCGATTGAAAGAATCATCGGTCGCGCCCATGTAGCGAATCAGCCACGTGTCGATTCTGGGCGTTCCGTCCCACTGGAGCGAGTCGAAATAATCCTTGATCGGGTGATATGAACGGCTCAAGCATTCTTGTTCGAGCGCATCTCGCATGTGAAGTTTCCCCGGGTCGAAACCATGGCAATCCCGGATCAGCACGCGCATGCGCTGTACCATGGGATCGCTCAGCTCACCCGCCCAGGACTCCATCAGATGCCCGGCGACGTGGAAGCGCTCGTGGAATTGATCGAATTTACAACTGACGCCTAATTGCCGAATCGCTTCTACCGCGTTGGCGCAGGTCGCCTTGATCTTTCCGCCTTCCGTCATATCCGGCCAGCGAATCGATCCCTGGGTCGCCCGGATCGCCTCGGGCAGTGCGGGGGCATGGCCGTTCAATGCGCTCGCGGCCCCCCCGGCGGCTCCTTGCGCCGGGGGCCGGCTCTCATCGGCGGGGATAAGTCGAACCTCGACCGGCATCATTTCCTTTCTGGCGTAACCGTACTTCCGGGCGGCGGCGAACAACGATCCTATTCCCACTCCGCCCCCCGGCTTGAACGTCGACCACCGGTAGCTCGTCTCGGATTCTCCTTGGTACTTCTCTCGCCCGCTCGCCGACCATCGATCCCACAACAACCCCGCTTTGGGGTGTCCGGTCGAATGGAGCGCCATACCCACGCGTATCCATTCATCCATTCCGCAATCGGCGGGGATGCACGCGATGGCGCGGGCGACCTCGTGCCAGTCGTCCGGGGCCTCTAACGCCCGCGCCATCCTCTCGGTAAAGCCGTCGGCGGGCATTGCCCCGAAGTCGCCGATGGCGGCCGGCATGGCGCCGATGGCGCTAGTGCGCTTCTTTTTCTCCAATGACCATGCAATCAGCGTCGCAGGCGCATCCGCAATTCCCCCCTCCGGCGGCGCTTCCCAAGCGTAGACGAATCCGCTGGCGTGCGGGCTGGGCGCCAGCACGACGAATCCTCCTGTGCCTCTGGTATCGAGTTGGTTGTCGCCGTCGCTGCGGGTGCCGCCCTCTCCCCGGAAGAACACGTGCACGCCGCGGCGCGTGCGCGCTCGCGCGGTCGGCGGGGGCCTCCCTACGATCCGGCCCAGCGCCATGACGCCGCGCGGCCCGTCTGCATCGGCTACCAGCAATCTGGAGGGACCGGTCGCGCACCCTATCCCGGCGTGCGGCCACTTGGTCCAGTAGCCCCGCACCGTCTGAATGTCGCAACTCGCACCCGCTTTCCATTTGATTCGCGGATGCTTGCCTACTGAGCGGCAATCCGGATTTCCGCACCCGCAGGCGCGATCGAACCGAATCGAGTGCAGCGGAAAGACGAACCAGCCTAGTGCAGCGTAGCGGAGCGCAGATTCGAGCATGGACATTAATTATACCCCTTGCGCAATAATCCGAGACACGCTACAAAGGGCCTGTCTCTCTTGCTGACGATTCCTCCCATGACCCACTTGGCCCTGCCAACCCATTGGCGGGGCTTTCTTTTTTGGGAGAATCCCCTCCCGAGGGGAACCATCAGTGTGCGCCCTCGGGCTTTATTGCGTCAACTCTCTTGGTGGTACTGACCGGTAAGGGTACGAAATTAATCTTTACAAGTACCGTGATTCGTGTTTATCTGTTTGCCTTAACTCAGGGAACACGGAAAGGACAAACGAAGATGACGCGGATACATTGGATCGAGTGTTTTGCTTCCAATATGAAGACCGGCCAAGCGTTCGTGGCGATTAGCGATGGCACGACGACATTTTGTGCAGTCGGTGGAGACCTCGATGTCATGATCGCCGATTACGCCAGCAATTACGGTTTTAATTCGCCGGGCGATGTGAGTTGCGTCGCTAGTCTCTACGCAGGCGACGAAGAAGCGTCGATATCTGACACACGTCATTTTACGATCCACCCCACTTTGGAGGATGCCCAATGACTATGCTCGCCTTCACCGACACTGTGGACACCAAAGATCAGATACTCTCGCAACTCCGCGCGCACTTCGAGGCTGACGAAATTGTAAAAGGCTATTATTGGGAAAATGGAAAGGGGTGCGCTGTCGGTTGCACGATTCATTCCGACGACCACGTCGAGTATGAAGCGCGGTTCGGCATTCCGCAGATGCTCGCATGTTTGGAAGACTGCATTTTTGAAGGACTTCCTGACGGGCGGGCTAAAGCATGGCCGTTGGATTTCATGTCTGCCGTGGCGCCTGGCGCCGACTTATCATGCGTCGGCTGGCATTTTCTGCATTGGCTGCTTACGGATCAGACTATTAATCCCGGCATCGATCATCCTCTCGTCAAAGATGCGGTCAAGTCCTGTGCTGACGTGTTGGCGTGGAGCGCGGCGAAGAGCGCGGCGGATAGCGCGGATAGCGCGGATAGCGCGGATAGCGCGGATAGCGCGGATAGCGCGGATAGCGCGGATAGCGCGGATAGCGCGGAGATCGCGGCGTGGATCGCGAGGAGTGTGGCGGAGAACGCAGCGTGGAGCGCGGCGGAGAGCGCGAGGAGTGTGGCGGAGAACGCAGCGTGGAGCGCGGCGGAGAGCGCGAGGAGTGTGGCGGAGAACGCAGCGAGGAGTGTGGCGGAGAACGTAGCGTGGAGCGCGGCGGAGAGCGCGATGTGGAGC